GGGAACATGGTTTACCGTTACATATGTCTCAGCAGAAAATTGGCATGATTATTAGACACATTTACTTACTTATATACTTACACGAAAAAACGGGATGTGCTTCACAGCAGGTCCCGTTTTATTTTTAGATATGATTTATAATAATTGAATTATTTTTCAATTTTAATTCCTGTTGTAGCCTCATACGACTTTGTCATTTCAGTGAGATTCGTAGTAAGACATGCATTAAGTGCGCATACTGCGTCCTCTAATGAATCTGCTGAGCGATAAGCCGATGTAGCAAGAGAAATATTGGTATAATTCTTGAAGGTATCTGAACTTGCCCTGCTGCTAAAAGAACGGGTATTAATTCCAAGTCCTTCGGCTGCATCAACAGTTGTAATGTCAGTCCCCATGTAAACAAACGACCAATTATATACATCGGTCTGATGCTTAATCATTTCACGGACCTTTGCAAGAGTGTATTCCTTTGAAGCATTCTCCATGCCATCAGTCATCACAACAATTAGGTTCTTTGAAGGTCTTTCTTCTTCAGGCATATCTGCAAGCCATTTACCAACAGCGTCAATTGCAGTACCAATACCATCATTCATCGCCGTAAGGCCGTTAGGCGAATAGTTATATTCATCTTCATTAGAAACCGTCTTAGACGTTTGATTATCTATATAAGTTGCTCCGTTATTAGACCACACTGTTAATGTACTCCAAGATTCAAGTGGCGTGATATAATTGTCACATGTGAGTGGTTTAATCTCATCAAGGTTTCTTCCAAGAAATACTTGTTTTACATTATCATTGAAAGTAAAAAGTGATACCACACACTCACCGTCTTTAATTGCTCGTTGTTCCTCAATTGTCTTATTAAAACCTCCTACAACATCCTCTTTTGAACCAAACATGGAGCCTGAGGCGTCAATAACCATACATACATGTATCAAACCTTGCTTACACATAAATTATTTCCTTTTTTAATTTCTTTTATTATTATTATACCTCAGGATTTATAACTGTTTCTCCCGGATTTTCAGGCATCTTCTCCGCATACATTTCACTTGTAATGCGATACCATTCATCCTGCAATTCCTTATGCGCCGGTTCAATCTTTTCAAGGTCCTTACTTGGAAGGGCATCTTCAAGTGCCTTGCATTTCTCCTCAAGAACTTTCTTATTTTCATCAGAAAGGGTATCCTTCATATCCTCAAGTTGTTTTTTTGTTTGAAAACAGAATGCTTCAGCCTGATTCAATTTTTCTGCCTCTTCACGGCGTTTCTTATCAGCATCTTCATTTGCCTTGGCCTCATCCTTCATTCTCTGAATTTCATCATCAGAAAGGCCACACGATTCCTTGATTTCAATGTGCTGTTCCTTACCTGTACCCTTATCCTTTGCCGTTACTGTAAGAATACCATCTGTTGAAACATCAAACGTCACCTCAATCTGAGGTACACCTCTTGGTGCAGGTGCAATTCCATCAAGGTTGAATACACCAATCTGTTTATTATCACTCGCCATTGGACGTTCACCCTGAAGTACGCGAACAGTAATTGCCGGTTGATTATCGGCAGCCGTTGAAAATACCTCAGTCCTTTTAGTTGGGATGGTCGTGTTGGATTCAATCATCTTATTAAAGATGTTGCCGTAAACTTCAATTCCGACTGCAATCGGAAGTACATCCATCAAAACCAAGTCTGTTACTTCACCCGCAAGAATACCCGCCTGAACAGCAGCACCCTGTGCAACAGCCTCATCAGGGTTAAGTGATTTATTAAGAGAAACACCAAACTCTGTTTCAAGAGCCTCCTGCAATTTAGGGATACGTGTTGTACCTCCAACAAGAAGAATCGATTCAATTTCGGAATAAGCAAGGTCGGCTTTCTTCATAGCCTCCTTAGCACATGTAATAACCTTATTAACATGATTATCAATAAGTGATTCAAATTTAGCCCTACTTACTGTCTGAACAAGATGAATAGGCGCACCATCAACAGCCGTGATATAAGGAAGATTAATCTCAGTTGTGGTTGTATTTGAAAGTTCAATTTTTGCCTTTTCACATGCCTCCATCACTCGTCCTATTGCCATTGTATCTTTTGTAAGGTCGACACCATTATTCGTTTTAAATTCAGATACAACAAAATCACAAAGAGCCTTATCGATGTCAGAACCACCACAATAAACATCACCATATGATGCAAGAACCTCAACAACATCATCAGCAACATCAACTACTGAGATATCAAGTGTACTACCACCATCATCGACTACCATGAATTTACCACCCTTTGCTCTATCAATATCCGATGCAAGAACTGCGGCTGTTGGCTCAGCAACAATACGGCGCACATTAAGTCCTGCAATTTCACCGGCCACCTTAGTTGCTGCACGGGCAGAGTCGGAAAAATATGCGGGTACTGTGATGACAGCATCAGTAACTGTTTCGCCAAGATAATCCTCAGCAATCTTCTTCATTTTCTGAAGAATCATTGCAGAAAGTTCCTCAGGACTATAAAGTTTATCCTCAATTTTTACACGAGGCATACCATTTACGTTTTCAACATCAAAAAGAGAGTGGGATATATGTTCCTTAACCTCATCATAAGTTCCACCCATAAAACGCTTAATAACCTTAACTGTTGTCTTAGGGTTCAATGCAGATGCACGGTTTGCTGCAGCACCTACCTTCTTTTCATCACCCTTAATTGCAATAACTGAAGGGGTTGTCCTTCCACCTTCATCATTGATTATGACTGTCGGTGTTCCATTTTCAAGTACCGCAACGGCACTATTTGTTGACCCCAAGTCAATTCCAATTATTTTTCCCATATCTTATTTAATTTTTTTTAAAATTGTTATGATAAATCTTTTTGTAAAAATAGTAATTTTTTTTAATATAATCAAGAATTAGTTGATTTTAAATTACGATATTCATCGACACATTTTTTCAATGATAACATCCAACTTCGTGGGACTATATCAAATGTCTTTGAAAAACTTTCTTTGGACATTACAGAACAAAAAGGGCGTCTTACATTGGATTTCCAAACAGAATCCGGAAGAGGTCTTGGATGATTAGTCCCATTACCCACAAGATTATAAATGTATTCCACCATATCATATCTCGTACAGCAACCACTATCGGTAAAATGATAAACACCAATGTAATTCAACAAGTCTCTATCAATTATACTCTGAATCGCTTTGGCCAACTCAACGGCGGATGTCGGTGATGAAATTATGTTATTGGTAACACTCATAGTGGTTTCTCCATCCAATGCTTTATCCAACATATTGGTAATAAAATTTGGGGTATATGGAGAATATATCCACGATGTCCTGATAATAATATATTTGCATCCACTATTCATAATGACATGTTCTGCAGCCGCTTTTTGTTGGCCATATTTATTGATTGGATTAACAGAATCAGTAGGGAAATATTCTCTACCTATTGTTCCATCAAAAACATAATCAGTTGAAATATGGATGAGCGTTGTCCCATTCTTCTTACAAATTTCACTTAGTTTTTTTACGCCTGTCACATTTGCCGCCCACGCAGATTCAGCAACATCATAATTATTTTCGATAGAATTGACATCCGTCATAGCGGCACAATTAACTATGACATCAAATGACCCCAAGATTTCTCCATCCATATCGAAGGTCAGTTTTGAAGTGTCCTCAATGACAATGTCACTACTGAATTTTGCATCACCAAACCTTCTGACACTATAAGTATATTTTTCTCCAACAACTTTTCTAAAGGCGGTTCCTAAAAGACCATTACCCCCTATTACAAGTACCTCTTTTTCCATATTTTAATCACAAAAAAGTTTTTCTCTCTTACCTTCCAAAAACAAATGAAGTGTCCTGCTCGTCAAAAAATGGTATAAATCATTTGTCAGGTGATGAATATCCTCGTCGGTTCTTAACTGCCATTCATCTGTGGTACTATATATTCTGTTCACCTTATCAAGATTATTGAAAATTTCTTTTGAACGGATGTATACATCACTCCTATCAGTTCCATTATGGAGATATACCATTAGACAATCAACAATCTCAGAATGCTTATCCTGTCTTGCAATTTCTAATGCATATGGGGTTAATGAATAGCCCGGTTCTCTCATTTCTTGAATTACTTTCAATATTTCGAGATACTTTTTAATATGTTCTTTTAACTCAATCATTTTATAAATGTGTTTTAAACCAATCAGTATCGTTTTGTTTTACATACTCGTGATAGTATATCATCGAATTTCTAATAATATTTTTTAACGCTTTCTTAGCATTTGTTTCAATATATTCAAGAATGTGTTTCAAATCCTTATTACTGATATTAATATCACATTCTTTTAAAGCCATTATCAAATGATTGCCATTGGTTTTTTTCACCATAGGCAAAGTTATATCCAAAATGTCTTTATATAAACGATATGCCTCAGTATTTTTTACTGCATCAATGAATTCCTCATAAGATGATGTTTTACATTTCAATTTCCTTTTAAGTTCGGGAACTGTTTGACTCACAAATGCGGGGAGTTCAATATATGAAGTTATGTATATTGCATATACCAAACGATATAAAACACCGTCAGGATTAATATCCCTCTCCTGTAAAGCATTAATGATTTGATTATATAGCACAGGATAATTGGGTATGTCCCCACATTTATTATACGATGAAATTATTGCATAACCATGATTCAATTCGTGGGCATAAATTTTAGCAATCTTATGTACCAATTCCATTGTTGATAATGACAGCACATCATGTCTTGCAAGGTTCAATTTCAGCACTATCAGATTTTCTGAACAACCCTCAAAAACAGCGCTTGTTTGAAAAAACAAAACACTATTATCTTCTGAATAGTTTATTATTATTTCATATTCCTCCCAACGATTTCCGTTGTTTTTGAATGTGAATCGTTTTTTAATTGAATGCTGACGTATCATTTCAATGGTCGAATTTGCCATTTCATACGCCATTGTATATTGTTCTTTAAAAGCCCCCAACTCTTCAATTAATAAGTTATGACCATGATTTTCGGTTAAAAACCTATATTGGGGGAGCATTATCGAACGTTTTTCTTTTATAGGTATGCTCATAACTGCCCTAACATTTCTTTAGCAATAGAAGACACCATTTTACCATCATACTGCCCTGAGTAATTTTCTTTAAAATACTTCATAACAACACCCATGTTGCACGGAACATTAGACTGCACCATTCTACTAAGAATAATATCTCTAATTTCATCTTCAGAAAGTTGCTTTGGAAGATACTCTTCCATTATATTCATTTCAGCAAGTTCATTATCAGCAAGTTCCTGTCGTCCTGCGGCGATATATTGTTCTGCAGAATCCTTACGCTGTTTAACGAGTTTCTGAATAATCTTCTGTATATCACCATCAGTAAGTTCTGAAGGAGCACCAGGCGCTGTTTTTGCTACTGTTATCGCAGTCTTAATTGCCCTGATAGATGCAAGTCTCACACTATCTTTTGCTTTCATTGCTGACACAAGGTCAGTCTGTATTCTTTTTTCCATTATTCTTTTGTTTTAAATTTAAATTTATTACCATTTTTACTATTCACTACAAATTCTTTTGCTTCGGGAATTCCATTTTCATCAACTCTAACCAAATATATTATACCATTATCCCCTTCAACAATATTATTATAAGATTTCAAATCTCTTATGGGTGTATTACCATCCCCAACATAAAATTCTTTATCAGTCCTATTATATGCAACCTCCCCATCATCTAATATATAATCATGGTTTTTACCGTTCCCTCTTTTAATAAGAACCTTAGTAATATGATGTGCTCTTGGCACCCCTAACGGATGTGGGTTTGAAATATTTTCACACATAATTTACAATTTCCTATTCTTATAACGATTAATGCAATCCGGAACTATTCTTTCATAATTCACATCATCCAAAAGTGAAGATGTGATAATCATATCCGCTGTAGTACGATTTGTCGCAAAAGGTATGTTATATAATGATGCCAATCTAACCAAAGCACCAACGTCCTGTTGATGACCTTGAGTGATTAGATTATCACAGAAAAATATAAGGATATCAATTTTCCCTTCAGCAATCATAGCACCTATCTGTTGGTCCCCACCTAGAGGGCCTGAGAGAAGTTTTACAATTTTTTCCCCATAATATTCATCAAGTGCTTTCTGATAACTTTCTTCATCCCATATATGCAAATTAGGTAATTCGTAGTGATAAAACTCCTCAGTTATTAAACGTCCTGTCGTTCCTGTAGCGTATAGAGTATGGTTATTAAGAGTCTGTATATTATGTCTAACCCACTCCATTAGTTCCTGCTTTCTTGCATCATGCGCAACTAAAGCAATATTAAGTTTTTCTTTCATATTTTAAAATTCTTTCGTTACATAAATTATAATATTCTTCATTCATTTCAATGCCAATGAATTTTCTATTCAATTGTAAAGCAGCCAATGCTGTTGTTCCGCTTCCCATAAACGGGTCAAGGACGATATCACCTTCATTTGTCCAACTCTTAATATGACGAAGAGGTATTTCTATTGGATATACCGCAGGGTGTACAGTCTTATTCTGTGCAACTGCAATCTCCCAAATATTTCCCATTACCTTTTCTTTATTAATATTAAAAGTTTTATGGGTTCTACCATTTTCCCCTCCCATGTTTTTACATGTTGAATCGTATTTCTGCCCCGCACATTTACATGGTTCCATTAATGGATTAAATGTTTTGGGTACGCCCTTGCTGAAAACAAACATGTATTCAAATACAGGGTTATAACGTGGTTGTTTAACAACTGGTAACGGATTCGTTTTACAATTATGAGTAATTACACCACTTGACAACGAGAAAATATGTTCATCACTATCAACCTCAATATCCCACATTTTATCACAATCTTTCTTTTTTTCTTCTGTTATAAGAAGAATTTCAGACATTTTTTTATTGTTATAATGGTCGGACTGTGACCACCGCCATTCACCCTTTAATGATGGATATATTTTATTTAAAGATTTTATTCTTGCCCCTTTTCTGAGCAAAGTTAATTTAGCCCCTAATCTTGCTGCTAAAGTTCTAAGGTCTCTTTCCCAATAACTATTTTCCGTAAAACCCAAACGCCATCTTTTATTTTTTTCATCAAAACCACCATCCCCATCAAGATAGCCTTCCATGATTTTCTTTAATTTATCATTCGGTAATTTCCAACAAATACTATTAAGATGTTTATCTTTTGCAGTTCTCCCCCCAATATATTGACTTATAATGGCATTAAAAACTTTTGAATAACATCTAACATTAAGGATATTACCATTTAAGGTGTATGTTGTTGTCCCACCTACTGATAAAATGGTAGAATTAATTTTTTCAACCCATGGAAATTCATCTGAACATAATGAGAATTGTATAGTATCATCAGCATGACTACCTTCAGCAATATATAAACCTAATAACCATAATATGTCATCGGTTAAAATAAAAGGATTATGTTCATCTGTTTCGGGTAATTTACACATTTTTAAAACATCCCCAACCTTTAAATCTTTAGTAAGAACCTCATCACCATTTTCTAAAACCCATCGATGTTCTTTTGTGCAATAGATGTTCTCACCACTTCTTAGTTGAATTCTGGTTTTAACATTCGTATTTTTATTTTCTTTCCATCCAACAACATTCACCCATTTTACTCCATCCCATAATTGTACTGTACTCGGTTCTAACCTTACCATATCTTTTATGGCCATTGGCATAACCCCCTTTTGAGATTTTACATACAAATGCTGACCACCAGATAAACACCATATCATGGTATCATTCAGGTTCAAACCAAGTTCCATGAAATGAAGACATTGTCTAAACGAAGTCCCTGTCTTACTACCCTTTTCGGTTTTATCATTAACAACCCAAACAATTACACCACCGGGTTTCAACACTCTTACAAGTTCCTTAGCGATTGTTTTAAACTTATCATGATTCCAAGTGTCACCCACACCATTGTACCGTCTCAAATTGTCGTAAGGTGGGCTTGTTATCACACAGTCAATACATTCATCATCAAATGTCTGTAATTTTTCTGCAGCATCACCCAATATCAAACTATTTGTTAACATCCCATCACCTCCTCTAATGCATGTCTTGGCATAATAATTGGGAGATTTTTCTTATATGCATTTTCCTTCTTTCTTTTAAGAACAGTCTCGACATAATCATGTTCAGGCTGAGGGAGCCCATTCTCATCATTATAAAGAACAGTATCCACAGCATAATAATCAGGAGCGCCAATTTCACCCATATCAGTTAAACTAATACCAAGTCCTGCCTGAGGTGGTATGTTGATTGATTCATCAAGAGCATAAACCTTTTCCCAATGGCACATTTTTATCTCCCTTTCTTTATAATATTGGGCGAGTCCATAGACTTCAGTTTTCCATAGGTGCTGAATTGGGCAGAAATCGAAAAGCGCATCGCCGCCAATGGTTGAAAAACCGAGTTCCTTTTCCGTTTTGTTATCCGTGCCGATAACAATACCGCCATAAGCTTTTGCAATATCGTAAAGATGAATCATTCTCAATCTCGATTTTACATTACCGAGGCGAATTTTATCATTAAGTGTCATATAGACACCACTACCAATATGAGGAACGGTAATGGATTGACTTTCATTGGTTATGTCAAGAACCCTGAAATCTTTACAAAAGGCATGGCCAACAAGTTCTGAAATCCTAAATTCGTCTTTATCAGTGGTTTCTGTTGGCATACTAAGCCCTACGAAATAAAATGGGTATTCTTCCTCATCTAATTTCCGCTTTACTTCATCCAACATATAAGCCACCACTGTGCTATCAATGCCCCCAGAAATACCAAGAACAGCGGCTCTCAGTTTATTGTTAACAATATAATTACATAAGTGATTGACCATCACTTTATGCACATTAGCATAATCCAAATTACTTTCAAACATAACACTCTTTTTTTTTAGTACGATTGCAAATATACAAATATTATGCCAAACTAACAAAAAAACCGAGAACTTTTTTAAATTCTCGGTTAAATTGATTAATTAAGTTCAACTTTAAATGTTCCTTTAGGACCCTCTTTAACTTTTTCAACAGTAAAACAAATCATATTATCGTCATATGTTGCCTTAAGGGTGGAAGCATCAGCATCAGATGGTAGGGTAAGTCTGAATACTCCGTTTCTATTACTTGTGTGTGAAAAACCATTACCGTCAAATTTCTCTTTGGTATTGTAGGTTATTTTAACATATGTGTTATCAACAACCTCAATCTCGCAATCCTTTTTCCCACAAGGAACTCCTTGATTAAGGTAGTAACCGCTATTATCAGAATTTGTCTCCCATCCAAAATTAGTTGCCTTCTTTAATATCTGTTCGCAAGTGCAATTCTTATATGTGTTTTCATTACACTCGCATTCAAGACCCTTTCCATATTCTCTACGTGCAGACGAAACTCCATGACCCACGAAATCATTAAGTTCGCCAAAAAATGTTTCCAAAAAATTGTTATACATATCTAAATATATTTTTAATATTATTAAAGTCTACGTGCAATTCGGCCTCTTGTCATATCATATGGGCTCATCTCAACACGCACTCTATCACCTTCAATAAGTTTGATATAATTACGTCTCATGTTTCCACAGGCCTGACATAGTATCAATGCTCCATTACAATCCAAACGAACTCGGAACATAACATTGGGGAGGGTTTCTTCAACCACTCCCTCAACGATTATAGGTTGTTCTTTTGCCATACTAAATACCAATTTTCTTTTTCTCGTTGACAAATGATGTGTCGTCAGCATTGTAAATGTCAGCCAATGACATATCCCCAACATTATAATTAAGAATATCTTTTAACTTTTCAATCTTAGCAGTAAGACGATTCTTTTTAGCAATATCATCCTCGCTATCACCAAGCGCACCAATCTGTTCGGTATACTTATCTACTTTACTGTCAATGACTTCCTTAATGAGAGCATTAGCCTTATCGCTCTTAAGATTCTTGAATTCATACATACATGCGAGTCTTCCCTTTCTAAGAAGCGCCTCATCAATGTTCTTGAAATCATCATTAAACGTGCAGATGAACTTAATACCAAGGTCATCAGACATAAGCCCATCACCCATATTAAGAAGTAGAGAGACTGCTGATGATGAACCGGTAGACTTACGTGAGCGAATCACACCTTCACAATCCTCAAGAATGATGATACTATTGGACAATGACAATAGGAAATTACCAAATGATGGTTCACCAAACATAGTGATAAGTCCTGATGGGATAAAGACGAACTTCTTGTTAGGGTAAGAAGATATAAGATTTCTAATATATGTTGTCTTACCTGTACCCTTAGGACCATGAAGAATCAAGAGGCCCGACTTATTTTCCTCGTCAATAAAATCTCTGATAATGCCATCATTTTCAGGAAAATCATCATTATACTGCTTCTTAATGTCAAACCCTTCAACTTCCTTGATATGCCATTTATTGAGTTTGAAACCGGAAGCATCCTGAGCAACAAGGAAAAGGTTATTCTTCTCTTCCTCAGGGGCTACATAAAACTGTTTCAACACAGCAATAAACTTCCCGAGGGCCTCCTTATTATCAGCACCATAAAGAATGTAAGATTCTGTGATGTTGTTTTCAATACGGGCGAAAATATTACTCTTATTAAGAATAATGGAAAAACCCATTTGTTCCTCATGAGTATCCATGTCCTCACACGAATATACTACATATTGAGCATTTTCATCCTCAGGCACATTTGCCTTAAAATATTCAAGAATACGCGGGGTATCAAAATAATTATCGCCGCCTCGTGCCGAACGCGAGAACATGTATGCATTCGGGAAATAATTGTTCTTGACATAGAAAAGATTCTGAAGAGAAAGACCATCTACCTGAGAATAAGTGGCCGCATCGCACAGATTCAGTTTCATGTCGACATTTTGATTTGTAATTTCTGTTTCTTTCATTTTTTATTAATTAAAAGTTTTTCTGTTGCAAATATAGGAACAATATTTTTAATCACCAAAAATACTTTGAATTAAATGACTATTTATTAGAATAAAATAAGGTGTATTTTATGGAAATAAATGAAATAAGACGTACATTCTACCGTTTTTTAAACGAAGGTAAAGCCGAGGCATTTAGAGATGCTTATTATCCTGAGGTAGATGATTATATACTTAATAAAATCATTGAAATTGACCCTGAATCAAACGGGGATGACCTGTCAGAATGGGGAAAACTTCTTCTTAAATTCAACCCCACACAATCAGATATTCAACAAGCGGGAGAGGATATCGCAATTTTAGCAAAAGCAACAAAAGTTGGAAAAAATGTTCCCGATATTAGTGGGGTGCGTTCTCTTGAAGACCTTCATTATATTGCTGTGGATATCGCTAACGAAAAGGCGGATATGAGTGACGACGAGATTCAGACACAAGAAAATTCATTAAATTGTCCAGTAGTTTTTGATAATGGGGGTTTCAAAGTTCTTGAAATTAACACTCCGGAATGTGCGGAACATTATGGAAAGGGTACAATGTGGCCATGGGCCGCACAGGGTGCTGATGGCGGTATGTTCCAACAACTTTCACAACGAGGAAAAATATTTGTTGTTAAGAACAACACTGACAACACAATGTATTCATTGGTTAAAATGGGGAGTCGTATTAGACTGACCGATATAAATGATGAGTCTCTCGATAAGTCTGTTCTTCCACAAGAACTGTTGGCTACCATTATGAACATTAATGAAGGCATACTTGATTTATTTAGACAAAAGGATACTGACCCTATGATTGAAAAAGTTGCGGATGGTATTGTTGAAGCCCTGCGAAAAAATTTTAACAATAGAAATGGAGAGGTTGGGAATAGTAATTTGAAGATGGCAATGAACAGAGTTTGTAATGCCATTAACGGAGAAGATGACCTCGAAGGAGTAAGGGATGTTATTGTAAGTAAGTCTAAAGAACTCCTTAAAGATTCAAGTAGAATTAGTGGTAGTGGGCAACAATATATGATGGTTAAGCCTGAATTAATACCTGAAATACTTAATATGACAGCCGAAATAATAGAGAAAGGGGATAATACATCTGAAAATGAGAATACAATAGATGAAACAGATACTATGAGTGAGTCTAAAATCGTTAAAATGAGTGAAAATGACTTGAATTCGTTCCTTTACGAAGCCCTTGAAAAACAAATCGGTAAACTTATAAAAGAATCTGAACTTTGGTATAGCACAGATGAAGACCCGGTAAATGATAACGTTCGCCCGGAAGATGATGAGAATTACCCTGCAGACAGAGAAAGTCAGATGGATTATGATTGGGGAAGTCGTGAAACAGAAAAGGATTTCGGCGAATGGAGACAACACACTGCAGCAGACAACCAGGCCGAACTAAGAAACCGCGAACAGTATTTTTCAGATGCTGAAAACCGTCAGGGAAGAAAACTCATGGACAAGTGGGTAGATGGTACAAGAGACCTCGAAGACCTTGAGGATTCTAATTATATGTTCACCAAGGAAAATAAAAAGGCCATTAAAGCAAAGATAACCGAATCAGAACTTCGTAAAATGGTGACTGAATCAGTAAAACGACAATTAATGGAAGCCTTTTCAGACATTTACGATTGGCAGAATTTTGATAATGACCGCGATAATGAGGATGAAGAGTATATTCCCGATTATATTGATTGTATAGACCCCGCAACATTGAGCAATGTCCTTGACACAATGGGTTGGTCATATTATGACAGTCAAGAAATTAAAGATAAACAGGGGAGGGAATATGCCGCATATGCATGTAGGCCTGCAGCAAATTCAAAATATGACATCAAACAAGTCATTGATGCTGTAAAAAAATCGGCTGAAATGCCTAACGGAATTTTTTATAAACAAATAGCACATAGGTATGCCCCTGAACAGTCAACATATTGGATTATCGTCGAAATTGTACCAAAAGAAAATTACGGGAAGCAATTATCTCTCAATATGGAAGATGAGCAATAGTTGTTTAAACAAACATAAGAAATTGAATTAAAAAGGGAGGTTATTAACCTCCCTTTAATGTTTATTCTTTCCTAATAGGCCCGAGTTTTCTAAATGCTTTTCTGTTACTCATTTGTTCCTCCACTTCATCGTAATACATTAATGCAGCCGATAACATATAGTGAAAATAATTTTTCAAATAAACATTAGTCCTTTTCAAAAACCAATTTTTAAATTTTTGTGGACTCATGCTTTTTTTCTCGCTGTAAAGATTTCTATATGCTTCCCAAAACCACGGTTCCCAGTAATTATTTAATTCAGCAATAGATTCTTTCAAAAGTTGATATTCGCTCCACGCCTGAGTGTTTTGTATATCTTTAGGTAAATTTTCTCTTACTCCTCCAACTGACTTAAGGTATGAATAGGTAGATGTTGCCGCAGCAGATAATTCTGATTTATCCCATAAACGATGGAAAATATTCTCCATGTGTTTCCCATATTTATCGTCCGTCAAATTCTTTTGAACTTCATTTGCTTTCAAACCCGCAACAAGAAATGTATCTTCATAATCACCTGTTTGTAAAAATTTTAATTGCCTTTTCCATGTCTCATAAGCGTGATTAAGTTCATGATAAAGAACATTACGAATTGAATAATCAATTAATTCCCCTTCAACACAAAATCCTTTTAGAACAATAGATATACTATTTAATTTACCATCAACAATTTCATGGTCATTCCTAACAGTAGTATCACCTCTTCCAAATTCCAATGATTTATTTAGAGGTTCACTTTCAGGCATATCAATGATTTGGACATTAAGTGTGAGGTTATTAATAAAATCAAAACCTCGTGTTACATTGGAAGGTACATTGAAAATCCATCCTTTCTTACCATTTTTGGTCTGTGAATTATAATCCGACATAAAGACATAGTCTTCAATATAATCTATCACCCCATCAATAGCCGCATTATATTTAAAACCCGCAACATGTTGTTTTTCAACAATAAGTAAAGCCTTTGCTTCCGATTCCGTTAAATTATTCCTATATAAACTTATTTCGGAAGCAAGGGGCTTATTTTCAATGTTTCCTATAATTCCTAATATCCTTTTTAAATCGGATTTTCCCATAGAACTAAATGTGCATTACTCGGTCATTAATCTCTTCTGTTTTACCTTTGTTCCAAAAAGTTGAGCCTATATAACCGCAAGTTCTGCGGACAACTGTCAGTTTGTTTTTATCAGTACAGCCACATTGCGGGCAATACCAGGTTCCTTCATCATCACACGCCATTTCACCCATGAAACCACACTCCCCACATGAATCACCATTTCGAGTATTGATTTCTGCATACTGTATTGTTTCATACATATAATCCACAATTTCTGAAAGAGCCTCAAGATTATTATCCATATTAGGTACCTCTATATAAGAAACCGCACCACCCTTGCTTCTCTTTTGGAACTGAGACTCGAACTTAAGTTTTGCGAAAGCATCAATAGGTTCAAGAACATTTACATGGTAAGAATTTGTAAAATATTCCTTATCAGTAATATCCTTAATCACACCAAAACGCTTTGCTGTTTTCTGAGCGAACTTATAGGTAAGACTTTCAGAAGGAGTACCATAAAGTGAACAACCATGAAGACCCTTAATCTTTCGCCATTCAATTGTTTTTGCTTCAAGATAATCCATTACACGAAGAGCAAATTCTTCACCGGCCGGTGCAGTATTAGAGCAACCCTTCATGACTTTTACCATTTCATACACTCCTATGTAACCAAGTGAAATTGAACTATAACCTCCATCAAGAAGATGGTCAAGATTACCATCCTTCTCAAGACGGGCTATTGAACCGTACATCCAATGAATTGGTGATACTGTTGGCTTTGCTCCACGAATAAGGCCATCTCGAAGAATCAACGCTTCCTTACAAAGTTCAAGACGTTCATCAAGAATATCCCAAAAACGTGTTTCGTCTCCTTTTGCTGAAAGGGCGATGTCAACCAAATTCAAAGTAACAACGCCACGATTAAAACGACCATAGAATTTATATTCACCATTTTTATCTTTCCATGGTGAAAGGAAACTTCTACAACCCATACAAGGGAATACGTTGCCATCAAACTGCTCTCTCATGATTTTTGCTGAAATAAAATCAGGGTTCATACGTCTTGCTGCACATTTAACTGCGAGGTCGGTAAGCCAACGATATTCCGAATCCTGAGGAACATTATTTTCATCAAGAACATAGAGAAGTTTAGGGAAAGCCGGGGTTACTTTAACACCATATTCATTTTCCATGCCTTCATATCTAAGATTAATCATTTCTTCGATAATCATTGCAGTTTCTTTAATATATTCAGGTTTCTCGTTAAGCCACATAAAAATACTTACGAACGGAGTCTGTCCATTTGACGAACTAAATGTGTTTTCTTGAAACTGAATTGTCTGCACACCACCTTTTACCTCATCACGAGTTCTTTTCCACGCAATTGTTTCGATATCTTTAGCAGAAAGATTTGCATTAACCAAATTTGATTCTTCTTCAATCTTCTTCTTCCACTTTTCAAAAGAAATTCTCACAAATGGTGCAAGGTGCGAAACTGAAAATGTTTGGCCGCCATATTGTCCATTAGCCACCTGAAGTGAAATCTGAGTAGCAACAGTACATGCTGTTTGGAATGACTTAGGTTTACGTATCTTCTTACCATTAATTACAGTTCCATTCTGCAACATATCATCGAGATTAATAAGCTGACAGTTGAAAATTCCCCTGTGAATCATATAATCAGTATCATGGACATGAATCAACCCTTCATTATGAGCATTAAGAAGATGCGTAGGCATAATATGTCGTTCAGTATAAGAACGGCTTTCTATACCAGCAATAAGGTCCCTCTGTGTTGAAATAAGTTGTCCATCTTTATTCGAATTTTCATCAAGAGTTGCTGTATTAGTACCATCAATCACCCCAAAAATAGCATCATCAACAATGCTAACTGATTCCTGATAAGCCTTTGTCGTCTTATAACGCTCATAAGCACATGCAGTGAGTTCCTGCCCATATTCATTAAGTTTGTTTATTACAAACTTATCAACATCTTTAGATGCAACAGAATCTTTTTTGCTGAATCGTTCATCACACTCCTCAACAATAACATGAGCGATTCTTGGTCTAAGAAGTCCACTACCGCTTTTCATTGCGTTAATAATAGACTTATAGATTTTCGAAGAATCATATACCTGCTCCTGTTTGTTTTTCTTTATAAACCTAGCCATTTTTTATCTCCTATATTATTTTAAAAATCTTTTATTATCTTCAATATCGTCAGCCCTGACAAACTCTCCATTAGCATGTCTCCAAATTCGTTGGTTAGAGGAACCTCTAAATCTTAATTTTTTGCCCGCAAGGTGCTCTTTGAACTGTCCGTCAACAACATAGTCACAATTCTGAAGAATCATTTTCTGAGTTTCATCCAATTTACCATCAATCTTAAACCCCGTCCAAAGCCAAATCGTCTTTTCAGGAAATTTTACCTTAACCTCTTCCAATAGTTCAACAAGGGCTTGGCCCTGAATTAACGGTTCGCCACCCAACACACTTAAACCATCACAATGTTCATCCTCCAAATATGAAAAAAGTTCTGATTTTGCATCATCATCAAAAATCTCCCCCGAGTTTTTATCCCACAATTCAGGATTAAAACATCCAGGGCAATGGAAATCGCAACCCGTAAAGAAAATAGAACATCTAATTCCACATCCGTTGCTTATATCATACCTCTTAATTTTAGAATAATTCATATCTCTTCTCCTTTTTGATTATAGGGTAAGTATAATTAGTTTATTAAATACAAAAATTACATTTCCACGAGGGGTGAAGCAATTTTGCAAAATAATTGATTATCAAGCAATTATAATTAGCATTTTTGTTTAACCGCTTGATAATCAATAGTGAAAATATTTTTAATTTTTATGCAATTTTTTTGTATCTACATTTCTCGTTAATCTTATCGAGAACCAAATTCTTAGTAAGTTTCAAGGACTTAGATTTTTTCATAGGAGTTTCATACATAAAATCATTCATAATTGTCTCCATAATATTTCTTAAGCCTCTCGCACCGACTTTGAGTTCATAGGCATATTTTGCAATTTCAGTGAGTGCATCTTTAGTGAAAGTAAGTTCGCAATCATCCATTTTAAAAAGTTTTTGATATTGGGAAACTAATGAATTTTTTGGTTCCGTTAAAATTAGTTTCAAATCATCAATTGTTAATTCATTAACATGAGTTATGACAGGAAAACGTCCAATGAATTCAGGAATAAGACCAAAAGTCTTAAAGTCCTGCGGTGTGGAGTATTTTATAAGTTCATCGCTCTTAACAACCGTTTTCTCATTAATATTGAATCCTATTTTACTGCCTCCAAGCCTGCTTTTAATAATATCTTCAATCCCCGGAAATGCACCTGAAGCAATAAAAAGAATGTTAGTTGTATCAATATACAACAATTCCTGTTCAGGATGCTTTCTTCCTCCTTGTGGATGAACACCTACCATAGAACCTTCCACCATTTTAAGAAGTCCCTGTTCAACTCCTTCTCCTGACACATCTCGTGTTACCGAGACTCCCGCACCCTTTTTTGCAATTTTATCAATTTCATCAATGAACACAATTCCAATTTCGGCTGCAGGAATGTTGTAGTCACACTCACGAAGAAGACCTACCAATAACGATTCTATGTCGTCACCAACATATCCGCTTTCTGTTATTGAAGTTGCATTACCTATATAACAAGGAACTCCAAGCATTTTGGCAATTGTTTTAACAATAAGTGTCTTTCCACAGCCTGTATTTCCTGCAATAAGAATATTTGACTTTTCAAGTTCATCGTAACCATTGTTGTTGTTAAATATTTTCTTATAATGGTTATAAATTGCTACCGACAAAGCCTTTTTAGCATCATCCTGTCCAATAATATATTTGTCAAGATATTCTTTTATCTCATGAGGCTTGTATTTCAAGCCAGTCTTTTCTAACTCTTTTCTAAAATCCGCCATATTATTTCTATTCTTAAGCAAAGATACTATTTTTTTAGAAACTTCCCAAATTTTTGGGCACCAATTGTTTTTTTTACAGTTTTTTTTGTTTCTCCCTGAAGTTCTTGAATCATTTTTTTATAACCGTTTTGCGGAGCAAGATTAATTGCCATTTGTTTTCCAACAGGAATATCCAAAAGACGTTTAATTACTTCAAGTTTCTTTTTAATTTCAGCATTATGTTTATTACCCCTTTCTATCTTAAACTTATCTTCATTTATAAATTGAAGGGTTTGTTTTGCTCGTGTAATTGCTACATATTCGAGATTTTTTTCAGAAATAATCTCCCATTCCTTATCTGCGTATACACTTGGCATAAGCGATTTTGAAAGGATGAAAACATTATCAGCCTCAAGACCTTTTGATTTATGAATTGTCGATAAGCACACTGCGTCATTTTTTCCCTCATTGAAGATTGTTTTAATCTTTTCAATCAACTCGTTACAAGTATTAATCCCCTCAGAAAGAATTTCTAATGAAGATATTGTATCGTAAAAATCCATAGCGGGGGCACTAAAACAAGCTTCATCTTCTGATAATGAATTCCGTTCCACCATAGTTTCAACTATCTTAAAATAGTTTTTATATAGATTACGGAATAATCCTTTATCGAATAATGATTTATTAAGTGGATAATCGTCACCTTCACCTTTGAATTGTTTTATAGTCTGAATTAGACTTTCTCCAATATCCTTCCCTCTAATATACGACTTTTTGTTAATTCTAAGATATTCGGTATATAGTTTTACGAGGGGATAAGTATTCCTACAAAGTACCATATCCCCCGGCTTTGGTGCATAAGGGTCCACATCATATTTAATACTCCCCATCATTGCATTTTCAGCAGCCTGAATCTCCGGTACAAATTTCTGCGCCATTTTAATCACCAATTCAGGGCAACGATACGATATCGGGAGTTTGAACTCTTTAGTATTAGGCATTTTTAGAAAATTATTAAACGCTTCAATATCAGCGCCCGCCCACGCATTGATACACTGTGAACTATCCCCCACAGCACAAAACTTAGCTCCACGCTTGAAACATTTCTGAAATAATTTCTGTTGTACCGGTGAAGAGTCCTGAGCTTCATCCACGAAAATCCAATCATAACTATGTTTTCTTGACCTTAAATCGAGTTCATAAGGTAACCATACCATATCAGTATAATCAACGGTTTCAAGGGCGGTTTTACCCCATTTTAAGACGTTTTCAACAATCTTACACTCATTATCCACAAGAACAACATCATATTTATCTGCAATAGTTTCAATCTCTTTTTCTGATTGACATAAGTTGAAACGGGCATAGTCGATTAGTTTCTCAATATTTTTAAGAAACGTACCGTAAAGAATTGGTGAAACCCCACCTTCATATCCAAGTTCGTAAAGGTTATTTCTGAAATAAGTTGTGTACTTATAATCATCCAATTCGGGTTTTCTTTTAAGGGATTCAGAAACAATTGAATAACCTAATGAATGATAAGTCATTATATTGACATTCGCAACATCACCCACTTTTTCTTTGAGCGTATTCACAATATCCTTATTGAATGCAATGAAAAGTACTTTGCTGTTTTGTGGAATAAGCCTCAGTGCATTGACAATCGTGGTTGATTTTCCCGAGCCTGCAACAGCATTAATGACCATATTAGAGGAACCATGTAATATATTCTCAAATATCAATTCCTGATATGGACTTGGTGTGAATTCTAAATTGTTATAATAAATCTTATGTTCTGACATTTCTGTATAAGTTTTGTGGTGCAAAGATAGTGATTAAAAACGATTTTACAAACTATTTATAGTATATAACATTTGGAGGAGATAATATGGATAAGAAATATATTGACTTTATTTGCTCTTTACATGGGTACATGATTCGTGTAAAAGAAATACATTGGAGTACAGATAATAATGCGGAACATCTTCTTTGTGATGAAGTTGAAGAAGCAATTCATGACCTTGAAGACCGTTTCGCTGAATGTGCAATGGGTATTACTGGTAAAAAAGTTAAAGTAGGTGACTTAAAACCTATGCTTCCCCATGCAACTAAGTTAAAAGACATGCTTAAGGAACTTGCTGACGAAACCATGGATATGAAAGATAATTTCGATGGCTATCAGTATAGTGGTTTAGAGAATATCTGCGATGACATTATGGAAATGTGTGGAAAATACATGTATAGAACAACACAACGATAGTAATGAAACTGAATTATAATGACATACGATATATAATTAATGAGACTACAAAGTGAATTATTGAAGGTGCTGAGTGGTCTCAAGGTCTTGCATGGGGTGGTGGTACACGTGGCCGTAAAAACACAGCAAATCTCCACATCAACCAAGATAAAACTGACAAGGGCAATATCAGTGGTGATATGAATGCAGATACTCGTATGTTTGGTTCCAAAAATGATATATTATATGGTGATGGAACCATGAACAAAAATTATATGCCGTTAGCTCAAAGAGCAGGTCATTATAATTCTTTGAATAATTTTTATCAACAAGTATTAGACTATTGCAACGGTAAAATACAATTATCCGATATTGATTTCCAAAATGCCCCATCTATACAAAGCAAAAATATACAAGAACTTATAAATAACGGGGTATCAACTGAAGACCTTAAAACTGAAATTTTAAGCCGCATATCACGTGATAATATGGATTCCACTGTAAAACAAATGACGTATAATAGAGTTCAACAAACAGCGAATCCTGAAAAAGTAAAACGTTATAATACAGGGATTGTTCCCGGCACTAACGTTAAGTTTATTGCATTATACACGATTAATGATTTTAACTTTAACGATGCAATCAAGCATGGTAAATTAAGGCCAAATAATAAGGGAACGATATACATGTTTACACTAAAAATAGCGTAAATAACTGAAGTCCAGTCGAAAAAGACTGGACTTTTTGGTAACAACGGGTTAGATTATTGGTATATACTAATAACGAACTTAACCCGTTTGATATATGAAACTTCAGTTAGCACATTTCAACTCACTCATTTCCCTCGTTACTTACTTCAACAACGACAAGCGTTGTCGTGATTTCATTACCGAACAGCGTTGGGGCGGCAATGTGACTTGCCCGTTCTGTGGATGCACCCATACTTACGTATGCTCCAACGGTGACAATCAGTTCAAGTGTGCAGATTGCAAGAAGCGTTTCTCTTGCCTCGTGGGTACAATCTTCCACAATACCAAATTGCCACTTCAGAAGTGGTTTATGGCAATGTACCTTATCTCATCACATAAGAAGGGTATCTCATCACACCAGTTGTCTCGTGACCTTGATGTGACACAGAAAACAGCGTGGTTTATTCTTCATAAGGTACGTACACTCTTTGCTCAGTACGATACTCCTGCTCTTGAGGGTGAGATTGAGTTAGATGAAATGTACCTTGGCGGTAGAGAGGCTAACAAACATCAGTCAAAGAAGACTGAAGGTACACAGGGACGTTCCACTAAAACGAAGACTCCAATCTTCGGTATGGTTCAGCGTGACGGACTCGTTCACGCTCTTAAAGTGTCTGATACCAAGACATCAACCTTGCTCCCTATCATCAAGCAGTTCTGTGCTGAGAACTCTCATTTCTTTACAGATGAGTTGAATTCGTACTCTTGCCTTGACAGAGCAGGAATCTCACATAGTGTTATTGAGCACGGCAAGAAGGAGTTCTCAAAGGATGGTATCACTACCAATAGCATTGAGGGATTTTGGGGACACTTCAAGCGTATGGTTTTCGGTACATATCATTTCGTTAGCAAGGATTACCTTCAGCGTTATCTTGATGAAGCGGTTTACCGCTATAATACACGAAAAGCGGACGAATCCGCCCGCTTTGCTGATATGTTTTGTAAGTCAATAGGTATCGTATCCTATGACGATGTGAAGATTACATCTATTGCTGTTGCATAGTTTGTTGATTCTTTTGCTGAATGGTTTGTAACCATTGATTACACAAATTTCGACCAATATTTAACACTTGCTGAACTGCGTTTCCCGTATTGTATTCAAACGTTTTATTGTACTGTGTTGACGAGGTAATATTAATTGTGCAAATACTATTACCGTTTGTTGTAAATGTGGCATCACATGTAAATCCGTTACCATAGAACATATTCAATGTACATTCTATTTGTTTTCCTCTTGAATTATTAAGAATGGAATGTAATTGAGAAATTGCTTGTTGATTCACACGACTATTCGTTTTTAAGTCAACTCTATATTGTTGCCCCATACTCTCATTCAATACTCGTTTTACAGATTCTGTAATGACTTGTTTGAGTTCAGATTCTGAGATTCTAATCTTTTGTGGTCGCTTTGATTCGAATTGTACAGGACTACCATTACTTGCAGATGACACCCAATTGGAATTTGTATTCTTAGTTGTTATTTTCTTAGGAGCAACATTATCTGTAGTTATATTGACTCTCATTTGCGAGGTGTTATGAAGGTTTTTGTTAATCATATCTGAAACCATCTGAAAAACTTCTTCCAAATCGCCATCTGTTATCACCCCACCGCCATTCTGTACGGTTCTAAGATGATTCTTCATATATGATGTAATCTGAGAAAATGAAGATGCTATATTAGCGTAAGCACCAGATAACATTTCTTCTTGCTCACTCCATTGTACCCTATTTCTTGCCATATCGTATTTGTTTTAAATTCACATTATTTCCTATATAAATATCTCGTAATTAGAAAAAAACATTAAATTCGCACAAATTCACACGCTATGAAGTACGAAATATGCCTTAACGAATCAACTAACATAAGATTCCACGAAATTTGCAGACATTTACTAACAAATGATGCTTTAGAAATAACAAATATTGTTCTAACAAAGCATAGTAATTTTTGGGAAGCAACAGAATATATCCTTGATTCAACATCAGTTAGTCGTATCACCAAAGTGCAAATTGTAACTTGCTTCTTGTATGCTGGTGGTAATGTGAAATTCAATGGGCAATTCTATAAGACATCACAAGAGTATTCCTTTTGGAAATACTTGCTTGAGCACCAATTTATTTCAGAAGACGAGTACTATAGTTTAAAATAAAAAACGCACTCAAAATGAATGCGTTTTAGTGTAAACAGGTATATCGTTCCCAATAATAAAGTTAAAGATAATACAGGATTAGAGGGTAAAAGAGGAAGTCATATTCCCGTTTCATATGATAATAACAGTATCATTGCTGATGTTGAAAGCAACTTTTCATTAAAAGATGTAAGACCTCAGCACTACAAATCTCAATATAATTTAGGTGATAAAGAAGCATACACATCCGTTCATCAATTTATTGATAAATCTGTAATGTATGCAGCCTCATCATTAAAAGATGAGAGTTTCATCCCTGATTATATTATCGCCCCACCATCATCTTCCAACTTCAATAGATATTATTGCATAAATCTAAGCCGTAAACTTGGGTGTGAGTTTGTTGATAATTTCTTTAAGAAAGGACTTTTCCGAGTTAAAGTTATGGGAGGTCAAGGTACTGAAATCATGAAGAAACATGGTTTTACTGATGAAAGCATTTTTAAATTTGAACAAAAGGTTAAAAATAGTGTTTTCCAGCAAATATCATATGACATTCGTAAACCTATTGAACAATTTGTCACAAAATCTATATACACCAAAGCAATAGAAAATGCAATTTTAACTTACCCCCAATTAAAAAAGAAAACATATGAAGATGTTGTTGATATGATAATTGACGACATTCTCCATGTTTCGATTGATTATATTAAAGACAGGAGGATTGCACAAAATATTATCAATAAGGCCCTTGAAACTTATGATTATAAGGGAATGTTAGGTATTATTAAAAACCAACGTAATCGAAGAGATATACAAAAAGTTTGTATGACAGTTGCTAAACTGCTTGAATATTATTCTCAAACTCTAATTGATAGAGGTGGATTTAAGTTAAGGGATGTCCGTGGTGCTAAAATTACAGATTTTGAAAAACGTGAACGTGATTTCCTCGATGATTGTTATGTTGTTGCTGATAAAGAACTTTCCCAGAAAGGAGGATTGCTTTCAAGATATAAAAATAAAAATATCCTCATTTTTGATGAGGATATAAATAGCGGAGGTACTCTCCGTATGGCAATTAATGCACTTTCAGAACAGACAGGAGACCCGTCTAACAAAGGCGTTATGTGTCTTTGTAATGCTTATTCAAAAGCGGGATATTAGGAAAATGCTCTCATAACAGTTTTTCCACTGTTAAACAAGCCTTCATATACATACCCTTCAACATATGAAGGGTATTTTTCATATTCAAAATCTTCGTCATCAAATACAAAATCAATTTTTATTGTATAAACGTCCCCACATATGTTTCTCGTCTCTTCAATGATATTTTTAAGAATTAAATCATTAACCCTATAATCAATTTCTTCATATCCATAATTTTCTACATCTATTGAAACTCTAACTTTCACTTTTTCCCACAAAATATCATCGGATTCTATGAAAGAACATAAATCTTTTCTAAAATCTATTTCATTATACCAATCAATAAACTTTTTTTCACTAAATTCTTCTTTAGTCATTTCAAGACCAATCGGGCTATCATATATCGTTTTATATTCTAATTTAATAAGATAATAATCCTCGTAATTATTTTTCTCCATTTCAAGTAGGAAATTTTCTCTATCCACTATATTAAAACCACTATCATTAATAAGTTTATTTGATAGGAGTTTCATGTCCTGTTGTGCTATATCCAAGTCAATATAAGGATATGTATTAACAACTAAACCATCAGTGTCATTTTCCCTTGTTACTGTAAGAATCCAAATTTTATCCATATTTTTTTTAAAATTTATGTTTTAACTTAAATCACTACAAAAACCGTGCCAAATAAACAAAAAAGAGAGGTTTCCCTCTCTTTTCTTGTTAACTTACAGACTCTGCAAAATCTTCAGCCATTTTCTTGGCATCTTCTAATGTTTTGGCAGTCCATTCCTTTCCATTATAATGAGCATCACCTTTCTTACATTTGGAACCTACACCAAAACCATATATTGCTCTATGGGACCAACCATACCATTTCTGTTCTTTTTCCGAAAAACCTATATTGACGCCACGTTTTTCTATTCCATGCTTTTCAAAAAAATCTTTTGATTCCTTAAGATTTTTAATTTCCACATATTCTGAGAATGGTTTTCTTTGTTTTAAACCATCATAAAGCCATTTTTTGAATTTATCAACACCTATTTCTGTTATCGCCATAAACCCTTTCCAATCGGGGGTAAAATTTGCTTGATAAGCATCTTTGGCTTCTTCTTTGGTTTTAAAACCAAGCATCACCTTACTTTCATCAAATGACCCATCTTTTTTCTTTTGGTCAACAACAAACACTTTATCGAAATCAAGATATTCACCAATGAACACATCAATATGGTCACCATCATATCCTTCAGTATTTGAAAAATATCCGTAATGATTTTTCAAAACATTAAAACCTTTCTTTCCCTTATCATCAACCCAATATCTTTTTGAGCCCTTAGCATTTTCAATGGAAATCTTAAAACCACGGATTGTGACGTGGCCCATGGCATAATTGCCCGCTTCTTTCTGAGCAAGTGTGGGGGATTTATCAGCCTTTTCAGCCTCAGCATCAATGCTTTTCATATCATGATACATCTCCAAAAGAAGACGCTGATACTGTGATTCCGTTACTATAATTTTCTTTGACATATCTTACAAATGATTTACACTAAGGCCTCCATAAAGTCCTATTTTATCTTCATACCAATCTCTCATTACCTGTCCAAGAAATTTACTTCTTTCGTCTTCATCAACAAACATATTTTGAAATTTGTCAATTAGAAGGTCAAGGAGTTGATAATCATACATGTTCTGAGCAACATTACCCGTTTGAGGATTTATCATTGCAACAATACAGGTATTTGACGGCATGCCATCATCACCAATACCTTCGAGGTTCCCTTTCTTGAAATTATTGTCAAGATATTCTTTTACAACGAGAACTTTTTCAGGTGAATAAGGATATTGCTTGCCCATTTCCTCCTGAAGCATCATCTTATATAATTGTTTGCATTGTTTCTCAGTAATTATAATTTTCATAACTATCTAATCTATATTATTATATAAATATCTTTTAAAATAACAATATATTTCCAGAAATTATTTAACTAATATATCTTTTTAATAAGATATTTATTAGGAAACGAAATGGTCATGGAATACTCTGAAACAGGAAACTTTTCCAAAGAACAACGTGCTTTATGTAAAAAAATCAGAGAGTTAATCAACGCAGCAAAGAAAAAGGACCTTGTATTCAAAATCAACAAGAACAAACTTTGTGCATATCTTCTATCCGAACTTGAATTGGCCGCCGATGATAAGGCTGAAGACCTTAAAGATTATGACCACCCAATCAAATCCCTTAACTGTGGAATCATTAACCAAAACATTGGAGAACACGAGTATTATTGGGAAATTGACGATATGGAAAATGAGGAGGCTTAATTTTCCTCCTCATCATCCGGTTTTATATGAACACTAATACTATCTTCTATTCCCGTAGCCCGTATTTCAAGTTTATCATCGAAATCAACCGTAAAGATGAATTCTGATATTGGTTCATCCATATCTAATATCTTTTGAGTTATCCTGTCGAGAATTTCTGTTTCTATCGCTCTTGCAATAGGACGTGCCCCATATTCCCTATCGGGTTCAATAATTTTCATCAGATAATCAACAACGCAATCATAATATGTGAACTTAAGCCCCCTTCGTGATAATGTGTTTTTTACTTCAGTAAGGCGATTATTAATTATCTGTCGTAAGTTATCATCATTTAATGGGTTGAAATATATAATATCATTAAAACGATTTAAGAACTCAGGAGGGAATTTCTTCTTCAATTCTTTAGTAAGAATGTTTCGCTGATTTTTTTCTTCATCCTCATTAAAGCCAATACCCTTCCCAAGACTTGAAGCAGTTTTGGCACCCACATTAGATGTGGCAATGATTATAACATTCTTAAAATCAATTTTCATGCCAGTATTATCAGTAAGAAACCCTTCGTCAAGTACTTGCAAGAATAAATTATATATTTCAGTATCAGCCTTTTCAATTTCATCAAGAAGAAGCACACAATGTTTCTTGTTTTTAATTGCCTCTGTTAAAAGACCACCCTTCTCATAGCCGATATATCCCGGATTTGAACCAATAAGTTTGCCAACAGCAGTTTTATCTGTGTACTCAGACAAATCAAAACGAACAATTTTATTTTCATCGCCGAATAATTGTTCGGCTAACTTCTTGCCTATAAACGTATTATGACTCAAAATTCCATTACTATAATATCTATGATTACTATTTTCAGATAAAACCAAATCATACATATTATTATCCACATTTAAATTGTTTACAATAACAATAGTTTCAACCCCATCAATAGTCATAATTTTATCGCCTATCTCAAAATTTTTGGCGAATTTTTCATTCATGTTATTATCAAACAATATATGATTATCAGCACACCATAGCTCTTTATTGCCATTTGTTTTAATATAATACGTTAGATATGGGACTGTTTTAGTTATATTTTTAATATCAACCCATCCTTCATCTGTTTCAATTTCATAATCTTCAACATCCACTATATCAATAAATTTACGTTCTATTTTTTCCATGATAAGAATTCCAAACATTCATTTATTACATTATTTTCATTTTCCCTAAAATCACTTTCCCATACAGTCAAGACATTAAAACCGTTAAGTTCTGCAATGTTTTTTTTATAAGCATCATATTCCCACATTTCTTTTGATGTTTTTTGGGGTTGGAATGGATTAGGATAGTCTGTTGCTTTAAATAATTTTGGGTTTCCATGATATATATCACCATTGAATTCTATTATTTTACGTTGATTTAAATCTGTAAAATCAAAAATGTGATTAGAATCATTATGCCTAATATTATATTCACGATTTTTAGAACCATAAAATATATAATCACGTAAATCTTCATCACAATATTTTATTAATGTGTCGAATAAATTTTGTGATACCATTGAGTAACCAACATGTAAATTATTATTCTCATGTAATTTTCTTTGCCATTTTTTTTGCCTCTTTTCCCATATTTCCACCCCTCTTTCTATACCATATTTTTCTACACAAATATCTTTTGAAAATAGACGTTGTTTAGAACTAATATTTTTTATTGCTTCTTCTTCAGAAAAGCCCTGTTTTATCCAATATTCCTTGCAACGCCATGACCGTTCTCTTATTTTTTGAATATCACAATTAGCTATTTTAGAGTTTTTTTTCTGTATTTCACTAATATTTTTTATCGCTTCTTTTTCAGAAAAACCCCGTTTTATCCAATATTCTTTACATAAAATACTTTTTTCTTTAAAAAATTTATTAGCATCTTCCTTACCAAGTTTATCTATTATATCTTTTTTTGTAAATTTCACTCTTTGTTTACATTTTAGAGACCTATTACGTTGTTCTATACTGCTAAAATATCTTGCTTCTTCTTCAGAAAAGCCCTGTTTTATCCAATATTCTTTATAATTTTTATGTGTTTCTTTCCATTTATTTTCACTTTTTTCAGCCTCTTCTTTACCGAATAAACTGTGTATTCTAACCCATTTATTTGGTGGATTATGTCCAATACAATTAATATTTTCACATGTTTCTACGATTTTAGACCCCACACGATTTACATGATAGGATATTAATGACCCACATAATTGGCATATTGGCTGTGTATCTGATATCTTCTTATTACTATAAAAAAAACCTGCCATAAAAAATCTTATTTTAATATAAATATTTTCTACATTTGGAAAAACCGGGCATTTTTAATTATTTAATTTTTTTATAAAATTCTTCAATTGTAAGTGTTTCTATATCAAGCGTTTTTTTATTCCTGACTTTAATTAATGAATTACCTAAAATGCATTTACCAACTCCCGTTTTTCCAATAACAAAGAAACTTCCATAAGTTGCGCTGTTAGTGAAACCAACACGATTTCTTCTAATAGCATTGCAAATTTTGTCAATTGCTTCATCTTGGCCAATAACATATTCTTTCAATTTTTTATCAAGATTTGAAAGTGATTTCTTATCATTGGTATTAAGTTGAGCAAGAGGAATCTGCACAGACCTCGAAAATACTTCAAGGACATCATTTCTTGTAATTAATATCGGGTTTGTTTTAATTGCTTTTTTATGCTCCGCTTCAATTTCAATAATTTTTACCGTAAGTTCCTTTGATTTTTTTTCTTTGGCTTCAGCCTCATCAAATTTATCGTTTTTCTTTAATTTTTCAACTTCTTTATCAATTTCATTTCTCTCAGAATAAAGTTCATCAAGGTCATCTGACCTGAAAAAATCTATATGGAACTGTGCGCCAACCTCGTCGAGTATATCAATTGCTGAATCAGGAAGATTTCTTTCGGTAAGATATTTGTCTGAAAGTTCGCAACATGCAACAATTGCATCATCAGTATATTTTACTGAATGATATTTTTCATATTCAGGTTTTAAACCTTTTAGTATTTTAATTGTCTCATTTACTGATGGCGGGTCAATATTCACTTTTTGAAAACGACGGCTCATTGTAGGATTTGAATCTATGGTCGTGCGGTATCCCTTAAAATCTGTCGTGGCAATTATCTGAACGTCACCATTTTCCAACAAAGAACCCCACACATTACCGGAATCTTTTTCCATTGTACTTTTTTCAGCAAATACAGAGGACACATCGTCAATGAAGAGAATACAATCCTTAGTTTTCTTTAATTCAGCAATAAGATTATTAAGACGTTCTTCAAACATCCCCCTCCATTGTGTTCCCGCCACAAGACTTGTTGGATTCAACATAAGGATTCGTTTATTTCTAAGTTGTGCGGGCACTTTATAATCATTTATCATATGAGCCAAACCATGCACCAATGATGTTTTTCCAACACCGGCCCCGCCAACAATTATTACATTGTTTTTCTTTCTTCGACAAAGAATACGAATCATTTCATCAAGGTCATTTTCTCTACCAATGATGTTATCAATCTTCTTTTTTCTTGCAAGTTCAGTTATATCACTACAATAACCATCCAAAATAGAATTTACTGTTTTTTTACTGTTTTTAACAGTATTACCAGACAATAAATCAGAAAGTTCATTAAACGAACTGACCCCAATCACTTCAACTCTTCGTGTCGGTGTATAACTTGTTGTTGGAGCCATTTCTTCAACAGATTCATTTTCGTCATTATTAGCCTCATTTTTTATCATTTCAACTTTTTTCATGACAATTTTGTAATCAACGCCCGCACGATTAAAAACCTTTTTCACTGAATTATTTGGAATATGTTCACCCAGGAGAGCAAGAAGAACATGAATACTATTCATGGTTTTATCACCCAACCCTTCCATCTCTTTTTCAGCATATCCTAAAATATCTTCAGCATTCTTATCCAATCTTATTTCCCTGTTAGGGTTGACAGCGGACAACGCTTTTTTATTAAGGAGTTCAAAATATGTATCATGAATTGTATTTAATGCAAGCGATGTTAAATAATTGGTAAGGATTCCGTATGCATAACAGTCTTTTTTCTGTAAAAAAGCAAGCACAAAATATTCTACCGATATAATCGGTGAAGGTAGTTCCCTACTCAATGAGTTCTCAATAAATCCCAACAATTTCTTTAACTCATTAGAGAATTTCTCATTTTCCATGTACTTCATTATAAAAACTTGTTTTTCTGAAATAATTTAACTATTTTTACAACAAAAATCAATAGCATATGATATTAAAATCGGTTTATAATGAAAATACTTTAACTGAAAAAGTTTGGTATGATTCTTCATCCGTTGTATATTCGGAATTCATCGAACATGAGAACGATAATAATGGTGAATTGTTCGTTACATTTAAAAATGGGGGAACTTATCACTACAAAAATGTGGATATGGTTCGAGATTATGTAATGTTCAAAAACGGGGGTCTTGATGGGTCACAAGGTAAGGCTTTGAATCAGCACATTAAATCTAAGTATGAATTTGAAAAACTTGAGAATAAGGATGTACAGCTTCTTCTTGAAGAAATGAATAATACTATGACTGATATAGAAGCCAAATATAATACAATTTTTATTTCAGGGCATAGAAATATAACTGAAGAAGAATTCAATAAAAATTACTGTGAACGTATCCGTGGGGAACTAATTGCCAATCCCGAACTTATGTTCGTCATCGGTGATTATCATGGGGTTGATATAATGGCACAGAATTTCCTTTTAGACCAACTTGAGATTAACCCTGAAAAAGTCACTGTTTACCACATGTGGGATAAACCAAGAAATGCAAATCCTAAGGTAATTAATTTCAAAGGTGGATTTACAAGTGATAGTGAACGCGATGAGGCAATGACAAAAGCATCATACCGAGATATTGCTTTTGTTAGAGATAATAAAGTAATGTCAGGCACGGCAGAGAATATCCTACGTCGTTTTCTTATTGACTAACTATTTATTACGAAAATAATGCATTATAAACAATAAATTACAATGGAAAGATTACACAGAGAACAGCCTATGGTTGAGGATGTAAAGTTCACCCCTGTTGTTGAGCAGATGGGTGTTGAATATCGTGGTATGAAAGGAGGCGAAGTAGAAGTTGATAACCTCCCTGTTGACACTATGGAAGGACTCATGGTTTCAACTATGATTCCTGAGGGTTTTTATGCTAAACCTGCAGCACCTGCTGAGGAACCTGAGGATGAGCCTACAACAGAAGAAGATATATGAAGGGGAGGGACAGTGAAATTGTCCAATGATGTGCAGGCATCTACAGTTATTCAAATCGAAAAAGGGGTAAAATCTGAAGTTAACCTTAATGGTAAAACTATAACCGCCGGCGTTTTTACTGAAAGTAATGGTGAAGTACTTGAAGGTGCTTCAGACAGTTACACTTTTTGGGTTAAAGATGGAGGAGAACTTGTTATCGAAGGTGATGGTAATGTAGTTGCACAGGAAGCAACATACAGTATGGCTGTATGGGCTCAGGGTGGTAACGTAATTATCAAGGATGGTAAGTTCTACAATGGAGGTGATGGTTGTGACCTTATTTATGCGAGTGCAGGTGGTAAAGTATATATCTATGGTGGCGAATTCCACGCAACCAAACGCGAGGGAGGAGAGACCGGAACCAAAAATGAGTATTCCGCACTTAACATTAAGGACAAGGATAGAAATAATTCGGAGATTGTTGTTTATGGCGGTAAATTCTTTGGATTCAACCCAGCAAACAACGTATCAGAAGGACCAAATACTAATTTTGTTGCTGAGGGTTATAAATCAGTTGAAACAAGTGAAGGCGTTTGGGAAGTTATGGCTATCTAATAAGAAGATGAAATTAATTGAAAAGACAGCGTTAAACGCTGTCTTTTCTTTTATTCTTTAAAAACTATTTATTGAAAAAATCTGTGTTTTATGGGGAAGATACAATTAAGTGAAAATCAATTCAATGATTTCATATTAAATATTGTTAAAGAAAGTGTTGAACATTTTTTAGATAAATGGGAGTATGATAATCATGATGCGGGTCAGCAAAGATTAATGAATAATTATGATGGCGAGGCCATTGATGAAATGGATTCTACTATTGAACGTTATGGTTGGGAAATTGCGCCTATTATGAAAACAGTTGTTAGGAATGGTAAAGAATATACTGCCTATATTTGTATCCCTAAAGAAGGCGCACAGAGAATTGGCGATTGGGCTTATGTTGCAGGTGACTTGAATATGATAGCAAACAAATATGGTATGGTGGTTGAACATGGTCGTTACAAAGGTATTGTAACCAATACCCCTGAGATGGAAGAGAAACCTAAGAAAGTGAAAAGAGGGATGGAACCTGAGGCTACTGCCGATAAATCAGGTGCACATTTCTTTATAATCAAACCGCGTTCAGAATCAAATTTTTAATATGAGTAAACAAGCAGGATATCGTTATAAAGAGGCTATAAACGAGTCTCAGGAATCGGAGTCAATTAAGGCTGCGAGGAAACTTTATATGCAACGCCGTGGGGTGGATGAGACTGAAGCCGACAGATGGGTTCGTATTGACCTTCGTGGTGATATTCCTGCATTAAGAAGTAAACAAGGCGGAAAATTCATATTTGGTGTAACAAGAATGTTCCTTGATGGGGAAATCAGAAATGCTGAGACAATTGAAGGCATAAATACTGCTGTTCAATATGCATCATCAGAAGCGCATATAAAGGAGTATGATAGAAATCTTAATAACCTTTCAGCACAAGAGTTTATAAATAAGTTTGCTGACATGGCAAAAGCAGATTCGCAGGCAGATAGACAAGCACGTTCACAAGAAGAATATTTAGGTGATTCCGAATATCAAATAATTCCAATCAACTCATTTGATGAGGCATTACAATATCGGGATTATACAAGTTGGTGTATCACCCGATATGAAAATATGTATGATTCATATACTTCCAACGGAGTTGCACAATTTTATTTTTGCCTGAAAAATGGATTTGAAAATATTAAACCTATTGCAGGACACAACTGTCCTTTGGATGAATATGGGCTTTCAATGATTGCTGTTTGTGTTGACAAGGATGGACGTTTAAAAACATGTACTTGTAGATGGAACCATGACAAAGGGGGTAATGACCATGTTATGGGCACAAAACAGATAAGTCAAGTTATCAATAGAAATTTTTATGAGGTTTTTAAACCCAATGATAAATGGGAAATGGCTTTTCAAAAAATCAAAGCCGATTTAAAAGCTGGTAAAGAATATCATCAGATTTTTGAATTTGTTTCGTCCCCTTCTGAGGGTATTACCAAGGTAAAATATGCAAAACAATGGAATTTCCTTAATGAAAACCGTGAATTCATATCAGAAACGTGGTTTGACCTTGCAACTGATTTTGCCAACGGTATAGCCGGAATACGAATTGAAAATAAATGGAATTTCATTAACAAACAAGGTCAATATATTTCACAGGAATGGTTTGCCAATATAAGTTGGGTTGGTGGTTATGATATTGAGACAAAGCAACCTATATCTTGGATTCCTGTACAAAAATTTGGGGACCATTCTTGGTATTTTATGAATTATGATGGAAATTTTATGTCTGACCAAGGATGGGAAGAAATTGATTCGTTTTATAATGGATGGGCAAGAGTTAAATGGAAAACACAATTTAATTACATTAATGCTAATAATGAACTTATTAGTGATGAATGGTTTGTTGAAGCCAATCCTTTTCGTAATGGGTATGCGTGTGTGTACAGCAATAAAAGAGGATGGAATTGGTTGTCAACTCGCGGTAATCTGATTCTTCCTGACCATTACGCCGACTATTTAAAAAACTTTGATAAAGATGGCTATGCATTATTCAGACATGATGGTAAATGGGGTGTAATAACAAATGAATGCGAGGTTGTTGTTGAACCGCAATATCGTCATATAGATGGGGAAAATAGAGGGGTTGCGAGAGTAGAAAATGATGAGGGATTAAACAATTACATTTATATACCTACAGGCGAGATACTTCTTGATAAATGGGTTTCACAAGGTAGATTACCTCGTTTATATAAAAATTGTATATATGCTGAAGTTTACTGGAATGATAACGACCCATATCCAGAAGATGTGTTATTGAAAAAAATGACGGGAAGTTTTATGAGTAGATTTAGACACAATGAAAATAAAACAATCATTATATCCGAAAGACAGGCTGAATTACTTAAAGAACATATATTGAATGAAGGGCTTTCACAGATAGTATATCATTTTACATCTATTGATAGCCTTTATGGAATTGTTATCAATAATAAATTTTATTTAAAATCAGGTATTTTTGGTGGTGGCTCTGACCTTGGCGGTGGAAAACGTATGTTTTACCTATCAACCACAAGAAATAGGAACGCCAAAGAAGGCTATTCTTTTATGGGTAAAACAAGTGTGCGTATAACACTTGATGGTGAAAAACTTGCTCAGAAATATCATGGTCAACCTTTTAATTATTGGGGAGACGATTCTTTAGGCCGTATGAAATATCTTAATCCTGAAAAAGTAGGAATGCCAAAAAGATGGGGACCTGGAGTAGGCAGACATGCTGAAGATGAAACTGAAGACCGAGTATGGTCTTATAAAGCAACCATAGAAAATGCTCTTTCGTATATAAAAAGAGTTGATGTCTGTATTTTTAATGAGAATGAAATCACTGAACTTGATACGAGGATAGCAAATATGGAATCTCAAGGTAAGACTGAACTTGTTTATGCTTTGAAAAGGAAAAAAGAAACGCTTCTTCAGGAAAATGAAGAAATGAAACGAAAAGTATTTGATTTAAAACGTTCTTTAAAAGATAGGCTTTTCATATACGATAATGATGAAGCATTTGCATTTGGTGGTAATGGTTATGTTAACCCTGAATGGCTAAATGATTGGTCTAATGATGAGGGTATTAGGGATAGAATTGCTAATGCTTCCCAACATTCCAACTTCCGAACACAAGCAACGACAAAAAGAGCGTTGGCTGCTGCATTGGCCATTATGGTAGGGAAAATGTCACCAAAAGATTATAGAAAAGCAATCATCAGGTTTTGTGAACAATATGGTTTTAAAGACCTTATTGATAATGATATATTTAGAATGGTGACTGATTATATGTGGCGTTATTCAAATGATATTGCTTACATTGCATCGGAAATAAATCCTTCGTATAATCACAATAGGGAAGATATTGCGAAAATACAAAATATGCTTACACATTGGATGAGGAAAAACGGTTATTCATCATTAAGAGATATTAAACTTTTCGAGAATGAAGAAATAAAAAAAGTTCGTCAAGGAATGATTGCGTATGAGGAACATGAGCCTGATTATGAAATTGGGTTTGAAGGACCTGATGCATCTGACTATGCGCACATAATAAGTGAGGATGTTAATCCTGAAGATGTTGACCTTTCATCATTTGAAATTAAGAAAAAACTTAATCCAAAATTTTGGAAAGACAATAAACTTGATTCAAGAGTTAGGTTAAAATTACTTGATATTGCAGACGATTTTACTGATTTTCTTAATGTGAATTGGGTTAAACCTTCGGATATAACAATGACTGGTTCATTGGCGAATTATACTTGGAATGAAGAATATTCTGACATTGACCTTCATATTATATTGAATTATAAAGATGTTGATGAAAGAACGGATTTTGTTAAAAACTATTTTGATGCTAAGAAAAAAGAATGGAATGAAAAACATAAAGATATAAAGATTTATGGTTTCCCAGTCGAAGTATATGTACAAAATGAAAATGAGCCACACAAATCAAGTGGTGTATATTCGTTGGAAAAGAATGAGTGGGTAACAGAACCCGATGTAAATAACTTTAGTGAGGATGATTATGACAAAAATAACGTCAAAACAAAAGTTGCTGATTTCATGAATAAGATTGATGGACTTGAAAATGATTTTAATACAACTGATGACGAACATCAAATTGAAATAATTTTTGATGATGCCGAAAGTCTATTCAACGATATCAAGGATGAACGGAAAAATGCTTTTAAAGAAACAGATAAAGAACTTTCTGACGGAAATATTGTGTTCAAAACACTTAGAAGAAACGGATATATAGAAAAAATATCAGATTTAAAAAACAAAACATACGATAAAATTAACTCTTTAGATTAGTTTTCAAATATATAAGATATTTATTGCAAAATAAGGAAAAAAATATAATCGATTATATGGCTAATTTTGATGCTCAGCTCCAACGCATGCAAAGTCTGATGACTTATGGTGCTGTCAAAGAAAACAAGAAACAGGCAAGTGGCACTATGGAATATCATGCTATTGGTGCTGACGGTAAGGCTTACGGTATAATCCGTGAGAATCAGAAATTCTATATAAAAACAGCTCCGAAACAACACGAAATGGTTGCAGAGGCTTATGATTATATAGGAGGTTTCAACAACAAGAAACAATATGAGTATACTATGCTCAGCGATGCTAAGAAAAATTTCGACATGAAACTCATGGCAATCAAGGAATCTTATGCACCTAAAACAAATTTCTCTTTGTCAGATTTTGAGGTGAAAGGAGATGTCATGAGCGAGTGTGGTAAAAATATGATGAACGAAATTGCTCGTCAGCGGCAGATTATGAATAATGCTGCAGCAATCATGAACGAGGCATCAACAATAGGGTGTTCAAACACAGGAAATCCTGAAGCCCCAAAAACAACATCTTTCAACGCTAAAGTTGGCGAACCATTCGAAGAGACTGCAACAGCAGAACTTGATAAGGATTTCAACAAGACAGCATCTGACCCTGAGAAACAGGGTGAGCCATTCGGTGATAATGCAAAGACTGAGGAACCGAAAGATGCTGAATACGTACCAAGTGGGTCTGTAGCAAATCAGAAGCCAAAGGGTGGTAAAGTTGTTAAGGTTGATGAGTCCACCATGAAAGTTTGGGAGATGATGGCAAAACTCGACAAGAATTTCAATATCAATGAGGCTTGTGAGGAGTGGGGCTCATGTGGTCTTCCTTCTGATGAGGGTGTTGGTAGCCCTGAAGGACATCTTATGGAAGATGAGGAAATAGCAGGCCTTGATGATGAGGGAATGGAATTTGCGGAAGATGAATTTGAATCTGTAGAGGAAGAGATGCCTGAAATAGAAGGTGAAGAAGTTCCTGAAGCAGAGGAAGAATTCGATGAAGATGAATTTGATTTCGAAGAATTCGATGATGAGAATGCTGAAGGCGCAGAGCCTGAAGAGCCTGAAGAGGCTGAGGGTGCTGAAGAGGCTGAGGCAGACATGGAAAACCCCGAATCAAGCGAACTTGACGAACTCCGTGCTGAAATAGAATCTCTTAAGGCACAGCTCGCAGAACTTAAAGGCGAGGAACCTGAAATGGGTGAAGAACCGGTAGAAGATGACCTTGGAATTGAGGAACCTAATTTTGATGAAACTGAAATGGATGGCGCTGATGAATTTGCAGAAGAGCCTGAGATGGAAGACGAGCCTGCAGGTGAAGAAGTTGAAGAAACATTTGACCCTGAAATAGATGCTAACTATGAGGATGAACCTGATTTCGGACTTGATGAGGCGAGGAAGGCTGAACTTGAGTCGATAATCGAAGGACTTACTCAGAGATATCTTAACGAAGACAAACTTAATGTTTTTGGAAAACATCCGGGTTACAGAAAGAAGCCAATGACACTCCCTGCAACAGGTTCTGATGGTGACGAGAAAACAACTGATTGGAATGATGAGTCTGTTTATTCAGAACAGCCGTTCGGAGAGAAAATCGGAGACAGCGCACCATTTGAAAAGGCTATCGAAAAAATTGTTGATAGCGTAATGGAAGGAATTACTAAAAAAAAAATCTAACTGAAAGCGATATCGAAGAAAGGAAAGTATTGAAAGTGGGCTCGAAAGAGAAAGCACCTGCAATGCCTGAAGTTCCTGAGATTCCTGAAGCACCTGCAGATGATATGGGGGAAGACCCTATGATGGGAGGACCTGAAATGCCTGCAGCGGAAGAGGAAATGCCTGAAGTACCTGAAGTTCCCGAAACAGAGGGGGATGATGACAGCACAATGTCAATTATTAACCAACTTTCTGACGAAGATAGGGAATCGGTACGTGCTTATGCTGAAAGCATGTTAAATAAAAGTGAGGGTGAAAATGAAGAAACACCTGAAGTTCCCGAGACAGAAGACATTCCTCAGATGAATCCACAGGAAGGAAAACGTTTTACCAAGAAACAACTTAAAGAAGAGTTCGGTGTTAAACCTGAAGAGGATAGCGAAAAAAGAATGGTAAACAAAAAACGTACTGACATAAAAAAGGGGAATCCTTTCAATCCACCAAAATTTAACTAATATCAAGCCCACCAAACACGGTGGGCTTTTTTAATGATATAAACTATTTATATGAATAAAAGGAAATGTTATGGCTAAAACAATCTATATAACAGAAGCACAGTTAAATACGCTTAAAAAATATATTCAAGAAGAAGGAAACTCATTGGAGATTACTGTAACCCCTGATGAAGGTGAGACTGTGGATGATGCAATTGCAAATTCTAAGGAGAATATTGAACAGGTGGCAGGCTCTCAAGCCGCTGCTGATACCAAATTCACTTTAAAGGGTAATGCGTTCGAAGGAAAGACTTATACTAAAAAAGAGATTGAAAAAAGCCGTCTTCATAAGACATTGAAGGAAGGTAAAAAATATACAAAAGAAGAATTCACAAAACATATCCTTAACAAATGAGTAAAACAATCATCATAAACGAAAAGATATTGAACTCCCCTTTATTAAAGGAGGGGATTCTTCTTAATGAACTCCCTGATGATATCCGTCAACAATTAAAAAACAACGATACATCATTGGGCTCAAGCCCGGCATTTCCTGATGAATATGGCGATTCTTTCGATACTAAACTCACATTGAAACGTTTCGAGGAAACTAAGAAAATGCTTGAACGTATTGGGAAAATTGAAGGATGTGACAGTATTGAAAATGCATTGCCAATGCTTATTGAAAAATGTAAGAAAATAGAAGAACCAATTAAGGCTAATCTCGAAAAAATTGCATATAATTTTATTGTGGAACATTTTAATGTCCCTGAAGGTTCCATTAATTTTTCCACAGAACTTAAAGATAATCTTGAAGGCATTGGTATGAACGTAAGGGTTCAATCAGAGGATACTGATTTCGAGTTTGAAAATTCCGTTCATAAAAAAGAACTTAATGACGATATTAGAAAACGCAGGGTTATCAATGCACTCATGACCGGTGCGGCATTGAGGATATCTTCAAATATTAAACTGTACATCGCCGAGATATATGATTTGGAACCCAAACTCCCTGACTTATATCGAAAGATATTGGCATTGAATGATTATCTTCTTTTTACTAACATAAATGATGTACCTGAGGATAAAACAAATCAATTAGGTATGTCTAAAATAACAATTGGTAATGAAGAGACGAAATCAGAGGTTGTTGTTGAGGCTTGCATTTTTCCAATTCTTATATATGAAGAGGTGAGAGCATTTTTAGAACTTTCTGCAGCACATGGTCTTCCAATGAAAAAAGAAGAAGCGAATTATGTTATGTCCAAAGCAGATTATCTTCAGGCAGAACCTTGGGATATGAGGCTCGGTCCTGCCATGTGGGATAAATTGTCTGATATGATGGGTGATGTTGATTCCAAACTAATTCCTTATGTTTTTATGGAAATCTGTAAGTTAAAACCATCTAAATTCAACCTTCTTATGCAGGAAGTGCTTAGTGGAACAAAGAAAGGACATAGGGTTATACAAAATATTGTACAATATTGCACCGAAAATTACGAATACGATGATTTTCAAAATCGCATGAAAAAAATGAATGCTGATATTGCAATAATCAACGATGAATATATAAGGCCTGAGGAGTTATAGTTTTGTACATTAAAAACTATTTATCTACTAGACATTAAAACATTTAAAATCATGTTGAAATCAAATCTTACTGAGATAACAAAAAATAAAGTTGGAACCGGTCTTCTTTTGGAAAACGATGGCTACATTTCAATGTCTGAAGGAGAGAATAAAAAACTATTCGAATCTGTTAAGAAGATAAATGAGGGACTTAATGACGGTGAGTTTTACTGCCCTTATCCTTTTGTCGTACATGCTGTGTTCCAAAAATTTGGTATTGAAAACGCTAACGGGCGTATATATCCGGAAGATGTACTTAAAAAGCAAGTGGCGATATATCAGCAAAAGATAAACGAGAAACGCGCTTATGGGGAAACAAATCATCCGGATTCAAGAACATCAGTAAATCTTGACCTTGTTTCAATGAATATCCTTGAACTTCATTGGGAAGGACAGACACTTGTCGGACAACTTGAAGTAATCACAACACCGGGTTTTAGAAAGTATGGTATCGCAAGTTCAACAGGAGACCTTACAGCAAATTTACTTCTTCAGGGCCTTAAAATAGGCGTGTCTTCAAGAGGTGTTGGTTCTGTTGAACATAAATTTGGAAAGTACATAGTGGGGGACGATTATGAAATCATTTGTTGGGATTATGTTAGTGACCCAAGCACCAGAAATGCATGGGTTGACATCGAAAAAGAAAAATTAACCCCATATCTTGAAAATACGGAAAATAAAAAACCAATTCTTTCAGAGAATACAAAATTGGATAAATTTAGTAAATGGTTGAATGATTAATTAATTCATTTATTTCTATCTAAATTGTTCGTTTTTAGATATTTTCTGAAAATATATGATATTTATTTTAAAAATAATGTAAAAAATTGCTTGTTTTCTAATGAGTACAACTAATAAAAATAACAAAAAGACAGTTTCAGAGGCTCTCCTTGAAATGGATAAGGTGTCCAAAGCCCTCAAGGAAGAAAGCAAGGCTACTCTGTCTTCACTTCTCTCAGAGGCAATCAAAGAATATCTTAATGAAGAGATTGGTGCTGATGATGAGGAAGAGAAGGATGATGAATATTCAATCGAAGATGACGCTGCTGAGAATGAGAATGATGCTGACGAAACCACAGTAGATGATGAGGGTGCTGAAGAGGAAATACCTGCTGAGGAACCTGAGGCTAATGCTGAGGACCTGAATGAACCTGAGGAAGGTGATGGTGAAGAATGGTCAGGACTTGACGACTTCAAAGTAGATGATGAAACATACGATTTGACTACCGGCGAGAAAGGCGATGAAACACTCGTAAAGGTTTATAAACTCCTTAAGGATACAGACCAAGTAGTTGTCAAACAAGAGGGTGACAGCGTATCATTGAAGGATAATGAAACTGGTGCTGAGTATGTCATAAAGACCGGATGCGAAGAAGAGGCTCCTGTCGCTGAAGAAAACGAATTTGAGTTTGAATTTGATGACGAGGAAGAGACTCCTGAAGCAGAAGGCGAATTTAATAACGACGAAGAAGACGAAAAAGTAATGGAAGGAAAAGAAATGGTATACGAGATTGACCTCGGATACACAGACAACTACCAAGATAAGGACCCAATTCAAGGACTTAGCAACAACGAGCCTTCTAAGTCGGGAAAATCTTGGCACAAAGGCGTTCCAACAGGAACTGAAAAACCTTGGGCTTCTAAAGGTGATGATGCACCGTTTGAGGAAAAAGCCGCATGTAATGAAGAGGAATTGCTCACCGACATCGCTGCAGATGATATTGCAAGCGGAGAGGAGATGCCTGTAGAGGAAGGAACTAATGTAACCCTCCCTAACAGAAGAAAAAAAAGCAAGAGCCATTCAATGCAGCAGAAGGATTATCCAAAGGTTGCACATCATGATTCACAGAACGGAGACTATAAGGCTCTTGAGGAAATGGTGAAGAAACTTCAGAAGGAAAACAAGGAAATGAAGGCTATGATTCCTCAGATTAAGAAAGCGATGAATGAAAGTGTTCTTGTTAACTACAAACTTGGACGAATCGTTAAACTTATTTCTGAGAACGCAACAACAAGAAAAGAAAAGATTGATATCATCAATCGTTTCAATGAAAATGCTAAATCAATCAGCGAAACAAAGAGCCTCTACGAATCAATCAAGAGAGAACTTAACGCTTCAGCAAATTCAAAGAAACCTGTTCTTGAAAACAACGGAATCAAGGCTGAAAAACCACAGGTCGTTGAAACAACAGTATATCAGTCGAACGACCTTAAGGAAATGCTTGACTTCATGAAGAGAATGGAGAAATGCTAATCCTTAAAAAACAAATAAATAAGAATAAACAACATTAGAACATAATTATGGCTAACGAATTTTTAAGAAGTGGTCAGTTCGAAAGCATTGAACTGAACGAACAGAAGAAAGTTAGAGGAATGATTAACGAGCGTTGGGACAAGCTCGGACTTACTGCAGGTCTCGACGGATATATCAAAGATAATATCGCAGCCCTCTACGAGAATGAGGTTAAATACCTCCTTAATGAAGCAACTGCTTCTGACAACAGCGGCTCATTCGAGACTGTTGTATTCCCTATCATCCGCCGTGTATTCAGCAAGCTCCTTGCTAACGACCTCGTGTCAGTACAGGCAATGAACCTTCCTATCGGAAAACTTTTCTTCATCCTCCCTGTAACTTCAGAGCGTCAGTGGAGCGCAGAGGAAATGGCTGATGGTGTAACAGGTTCACACTACGGACTTATGGGTTATGAAAGAACTGACCGTAAGGATGGTTCACAGCACAACCGCTTCTATCTTCCTGATGAGGCTGTTAACGGTGTTGACAGAACTAACCCTGAGGTAACTCAGTACATGGAGAAGTCTCTTTATGACCTTTTCTACAACGATTTCCTTTATGATAACTCTAAGGGTAAAATCACTATCAAGGTTTCTGATAAGGTAACTCCTAAGAAATGGGATAAGGGTGTCCTCGCTGATGCTGCTGAAGATTTCTCAGATGTTCCTGTATTCGGTCTTGACGGTACTGTACGTAACGTAATCCTTGAGGTAGGTGGTTTCGCATCTTACAACGCAGGTAAACTTACAGGTCCTGACGGAAACGAAATGGATACTGAGGCATTCCTCGCATCTCTTAAGGTTATCGCTCCTGCTATCGACGGTGGTGAGAACGCTTCTTCTTTCGCAGAAGGTGAGTCTCTTCAGTTCCGCGTTGTAACTCAGAAGTATGGTAAGGGCATCGTAGAGTATGGCAACCCTTGCTCTGCAGAAGGTAAGATTCTCCTTGAGGTTGACCTTTCTAAGCCAGTTATCAAGCAGCAGGCAACTGTTGACGGTTATGTAGGTGTTCCTGCAGCAGCTCTCGCAGGTAAGAAGTTCCAGGTTGCTTGGGCTCAGTACGATTCACTCGAACTTGAGACTGAGATTGGTGAGGTTTCTTTCAAACTCGATTCAGTAACTGTATCAGTTGAGGAACGCAAACTTCGTGCTACTTGGTCTCCTGAACTCGCACAGGACGTTGCAGCATTCCATAACATCGACGCTGAGGCTGAGCTTACCGCTATCCTCTCAGAGCAGATTGCAGCAGAGATTGACCGTGAGATTCTCCGTGACCTCCGTAAACTCGCTCCATGGCAGGCTCGTTTCGATGTAAACGGTTGGAGACGTATGGCAGGTTATTCAACTAACTATACTCAGAAAGACTGGAATCAGGAACTTATCACTAAGGTAAATCAGATTTCTGCTCAGATTCAGAAGTCAACTCTCCGTGGTGGTGCTAACTGGCTCGTAGTTTCTTCAGAGATTAATGCTCTCCTTAACAACCTTGAGTATTTCCACGTAACTGACGCTTCAGCTGAGTCTGATACTTATAACATGGGTATCGAGCGCGTTGGTTCACTTCAGGGACGTTATCAGGTATATGTTGACCCATATGCTCCATCTTATTCACTTATCATGGGACACAAGGGTAAGTCACTCCTTGACACAGGATACATCTATGCACCATACGTGCCAATGCAGTTGACTCCAACAATGTATAATCCTTTCAACTTTGCACCTGTTAAGGGAATCATGACGAGGTACGCAAAGAAATGTGTTAACAACAAATTTTATGGAGGCATAAAGGTCGATGGCCTTGTAACATGGAACATTAACGAACTTCGCTAATCTAACTTGCTGAAAAGCAACTACTTATATAAAGGCTGTGAAATTAATCACAGCCTTTATTTTTGTATATTTTAATCCATTTAATTTTGTTTTTAATTGACGTTTTAGTGAACATTTCGTGTTATTTACCGATTTTTTGTTGTTTTAGTGAATAATTATTTGTATATTTACAAAAATAATAAATAAAAAATGTTTTTATGAGAGAATTTACCAATGAAGAAATAACTTCAATAATTGAAGATTATTCTAACAAAATTAGCACTGTTAAAATTTCTAAAAAGTTTAGAACATCACCACAAAAAATAAAAAACATATTAATGGATAACGGAATTGACATTCATGACCCATCTAAAACCGTAGGATTCACCCGTAAACCAAATAACTATTGGGAGAATAGGGATAATATATCCGAGGCTATGAAAAAATGTAAAACAAGAAGAGAGTTTTCACAAAAATATAGTCGTGCTTATTCTATTGCAAGAGAGAAAGGATGGTATGAAGAAATGGCAAATCTTTATTTTAATAAAGAGGATTCATTTAACAATTATACTGCCAAAATTCATATGGTTTATGCTTATGAATTTAAAGAATTAAACCATGTTTATGTGGGGAGAACATTGGATTTGAAGAGGAGACACCGTGAACATAGTAAAGATGAGAAAGATGGCGTTTTTAAATTTGCAAAAGATAATGGATGTAATATACCAAATGTTAGAATATTAGAAAAAGATTTAACAGCAGAAGAAAGTCAAATACAAGAAAATTTTTGGATTGAAGATTATTTAAGGCATAAATGGTTAATAATTAATAAATCATCAACAGGTATTAATAAAAGTTCATTGGGCGGTTCATTTAGAAAATGGAATTACGAAAAATGTAAGATAGCAGCCTCCAAATGCACAAGTAAAGAAGATTTTAAAAATAAATTTGTTGGCGCATATAATATTTCACGAAAATATGGGTGGATTTATGATTTTTTCGATTTTAACTTAAAAAAAGAAAACGGTTGTTTTAATACATTTGAACAATGTATTAATGAAATCAAAAAATATAAAACTCTTGGGGGAATCAGAAAAAATTATCCATTTTTATATCATAAAATATGTAAAAACAAATGGAATGATAAAGTTAGAGATATTTTGGGATATACCCCTAAACAGGTTTCAAAAAAAGTATATAAATTAAAAGATAAAGCAATAAAGGAAGAATATAAATTGTTGGATGTAAATACAAAAAATCTAAGTAATAAAGAACTCATTTTTTATTATATGATATATGCCCCATCAGTCAATATTTACCCTAAAATTTTGAATATAAGCAAATATGGGGAAAAAACTATTTTTGTGATAGAAGATAAAAAAATCGCATTCGTTGTTATTGGTGTTAATAACTATAGAAACAAAAAAATAAATATTGAAAATACATACGGATATTCAGTACATGTTATATATGATTGTGAAATAAACCCCATGGATTTCAAATTAGAAAATAAAATTGATTCCATTTTAAACATTAGGCGAGAACTTGGATGTATTACTTTAAATGCAAGAGATTGTAAAGTTGGAGAAATTTGTTCTCAATGCGCCAACGAATTTTTAAATACTAATCATATACAAGGTGAATGTAGTTCCACAATTTATTTGGGTGCAACATATGATAACATTTTAGTTGGCGTCATGACTTTTAAGAATGGTTCTTTAACTAATAAAGGATGGGAGTTAAATAGATTTGCAACAGATTTCCATTTTATAGTGAGAGGCTTGGGTAGTAAGATGTTTAAATATTTCATAAACCACTATAATGTTGATAGTGTAATATCATTTGCTGATAGAAGGTGGACATCTTCATTAAATAATGTTTACACCAAAATGGGGTTTGAATTCTGTCATATTACACCACCTTCATATAAATATCTATCCGTAGATACATCTGACTCCAAATTGTATAATAAATTTGGGTTTAGGAAACAAACGTTACTTAGAAAACATCCCGGCTTTCTAACCCCTGAAATGACAGAAACGGAAATGGCTAAGAAACTTGGTTACGATAAAATATGGGATTGCGGACTCATAAAGTATATATGGAAAAAACCTGAGGAATAAACCTCAGGTTTTCATTTTTTTTACATTATACACGAAATCGTGAACAGAGTGAGCGTTTTGCTGATATGTTCTGTAAGTCCATCTGCATTGTATCCTATGCTGATGTAAAGGTAGTTAAACAGAGCATTGCTGCTTAATTACCATCGTTTGGAATCAATTTGCTTCATAAAATTTGAAAGGAATTGTCTGTATTTTAGGGACACATCACCAAGATTATCAAGTTGCTCTTGAGGGATAACATCCAAATAGTCGTTTATTAAATAACGTGTAATTCTATTAATTTCAGTTAATTCATTCTGTACACCAGTATTCCCCCATGGCATATACTCTTCACTTTCTTTCAATACTTTCTTTACTGATTCAGAAATAACTTTTTTCAAGTCAGATTCTGTTAATCTTATTGTGTTTTTCTTCATATTTCACTATTTTCATATTTTTTATTGATGTCTTTCATTAAAATCTTGTTCGTCAGGAGTAAGATGCCTTTTCTTATAAGTATCCAAATCCCAATATCTATAATTATCTAATGCATAATCTAATTTTTTCTCAATATCATCTGCAACTTCATCATGTGACCTACCCCCAAATGTTGAATTAAATTTGTCTTTCTCATGACCTTTCAAAGAAACCAACTGTTTCTTTTTTCTTTGAACATAAGTTTGCACTTCAGAAAAAAGATTTTTTATTTTTTGCGCAAGAATTGGACCTTGCGTGTTTTCAGGTTGTTCATCATCTTTATACCAATGTTCATATGCTTCACCTTTCAATGCCTGTTGCATTTTATTACATGCTTCTTCAAAATCGTACATGGCACCATCAAGCATATCAACTCTGTTATCAGATTTCTTTACGGCATCTTCTGCAGTTCCCCAAGAGATTTCGTTTAAAATCCTTTTTGTTGATTCGACCAATATGTAATTAAATTCTTTCTCAGCCAGTTTCATAATTAAAACCCAATTATCTCCCTATAAATAGTTTAATGAAACTAAATGTGTTTTTCTTCTATATTGGATATTTATAGTAAATGGTTTATTGCATGAAAATTACTGAAAATCAACTCTATGAAATGTTCTCAAAGAGTGTTAACAAGATTTTGATGGAAGGGCCTTCACAACAGAATGGCCCGGATGTCGACGGAACATTTAATCAGGAGTATGTTGATAAGAATATAAAGAAACGTGGGCTTGTTGACCCGAGTCAAAATGGTAAAGCCAAGATTGATGGAAAATATGCAGCGGTAAAAGGAGGGAAAACGGCTTTAGGCGCTGCTGGTATGAGGGTTGGCACAGTTCTTGGTGCTGCGGCAATGGGTGCAATTGCGGGAGTTGGTGGTGCAACACTTGCTCTTGGAAACATTCTTAACATCGCAGGCCTTGGTATTCTTGTGGGTAACTATGTTTCTAACATAAATGCACTGAATAAGGTTTCAAAACTTGAATTCCCCAAGAACCCACAAAGCGCAATGAAATATGCAAGATATGCTGCTGCCGAGAGGGTTAATGCTCAACAGATTTGTCTTAACATTCAGCAGAATCTCAAAAATGCAATGAATGCGTGGAATCTTGTTTATACAGGAGAAACTTATGATTGGCAGACGCTTCTTAATACCATTAACAACCAAGGAGGACAGACAAAAGCACGTTTTAAGGACCGTGGTCAAACACAACAAATTGATGTTGATTTTGATAAAAATCTCACTGACAAAAATGCGGGACAGAACGAAAGCATTTATCATGGCGATTTGTTAGAAGCCACAGATTACGATAAAACAATAAAAAGCGTTGCTGAATTCAAGACCGATTTTCAGCAGGATAAAGCGGGGGGCGAACAGGTTCTTGTTGGACTTGGTGAAGCATATGTTAAATCATATGGAGTGTGGATGCAGTGGACACGTTATATTAACGTTCTTGTTCATAAATTTCAGAAATATGGAGTTACTTGGGAACGTGTAATTCATTCAAACAATGAGTTTGGTGTTAAAAACACATTGATTACATTTGCCAATGAATTGTTTGGTACTAAGATACCACTTCAGGGGCTTGATGGTAAGGAGGAATATCAGGGTAAATCTCAAACGAAAGAAATCATACTTCGCCTTGTTGCCAACAATTGGGGAACCGGTGCGAAATATGGACGTTACAAAGGAACATCATATACATTACTTCAGCAAGAAAAAACAAACAATTTCTTCGCACTTGAACCACTTGACTACACAACAATGCAGAGTAACGGAAGTTGGGTTGGGGGACGTTTGTATTCAAACCCACTTGGAAACGGTATGGTGGAGGTTATTAGAGTCAACAATGGACAAAATGCCCAAAACACTAATTTGGGACAATGCCCTGATTTTGATAATTTAAGCAAGGGACAGGGAATCACCTTCAATTATGCACCAAACATGGTTTCAAATACTACACAGGACCCTAATGGTAAAAACGTATATATATTGAAACCTAACGCCGCATTTAGTATGATTGTATTTGATGATTAAAAAACAATAATTACGTATGATAGAAAAATGGTATAGGGGACATGAAGGTTCAAGGCATGCACTTGACAATTTTGGGATAATATGGTTATCAGCCGACCCTGAATATGCTCAGTTATACGCCGATGAATATCCTGATGGAATTGTGTCAACAGTGTGGGTTGATATGGATAAACTTAATTATTTCGATAATTATTATGATAATAATTTTGATGTGTATGACCCCGACATGAGATTGGTTAGGGAATATATGGAAGAGGGTGGAAATTGTTATACCTTTCCCGTGGGAGATGGAATAGATGTTCTTGCATTAGTTTCAACAGAACCGGTAATAAAAGTAGAAAGAAAAATAGTTGAAAATATGAAACTTAATTACAATGATATTAGATATATCATGCACGAAGCAACAAAAAGAATTCTTTCAGAACGTTATAATCACATGAAAGAGGAAGATTTCAGTATCGATATATTTGAACTTGAAATTGACCCATCATTTGAAGAGGAACTTGATGACTATTCACGAATGGAAGGTGGTATGAATGAAGTTCATGTAATATGTACATTTAATTGTTTTGAAGGCCAAGAGGGTTCTTATGAACAGGAACCAATATCCCCATATTGCAATCTTGAAGATGTACAGCCGGGAAATAATGAAGGCCTTATGCAAAACATGTCTCCTGAATTGTTCGCAGCCGTAATTAACTCAGCTCTTGACTATGTTTGGAAGCATCAGCAAGAGTTTGAAGAGGATTTCATTACTGAGTGCGAACCGGACCCTATGGATTTCTTCGATGAGGATGAATATCGTTATAAAAAATTAGGATATTAATATTATGACAAGGGTAACTGATGATGTAAAATCATTATTTAAGAGAGTTCGAACACTTCTTGGTGCACCAATTAGAATGGTCGAAATAAGTGATGAAGAATTTTGTAATCTTCTTGATATTTGTATTGAAGATTATGCTTCAAAAGTTCAAAACTTTCTCATTGACACACAGTGGCAGTCTCTTTATGGGAAGAAAATTGATGCTACTGACTTTGCTCATGCCCTTTCAACAAGAACTTTTGATTATACCAAGGATTATTCATATTGGTTCTCCAAGGAAGTTGGATTACAACAGGAGGGACCTTGGGAATTGAAAAAAGATTTCTTTGAAATAGAGAAGGGTAAACAAGTTTATGTTGTTCCTTCAGGAAGAACCATCAATAAGGTTATGTGGGTTAATCCACCTGTATCGCAAGCAGCGTTGTTTGCTAACTATGGTGGTATTGATATTGGATTTGGTGGTGGTTTTGCACAACTTGGTGGTGGGGCTTATGGCCCTGTTGGGGGATTTTACACAGCGCCTGCAGCCGATGTTGCTTATCTTGCGACTGATATCCAATATAAGAACCGTCTTTTAAGGGGGGACCTCGTTTATAAAGTGACTGCAGGCCCTAACGGTACTCACCTTATTCATCTTATGTCAACGCCCGGTTCAAAACTTTCTTTTGGTTTCATGGGTGGTGTAAATGGTGGCATAGGACTTGTTGGATGTGAGGTTTGGTATACATATTATGATACAGTAACAAAAGAGGAAGAGGACCAATGTCGTCTCGATAATATCAATAATGTTGTATTGACGCCTGACCAAGTTCCATTGAATAAAATGGATTGGAATTATCTTAATGATGCAACAAAAACAATTATCAGACAACTTCTTGTTGCAAAAGCGAAAGAAACATTAGGTATCATACGAGGTACATTTAGTGGTAAAATCCATCTTCCACAGGCTGAAGCGCAAATGGATTATCAGATGTTGATAAATCAAGGACAAAGAGAGTATGAACAAGTAATGCAGACTCTTGAAAAACGCCTTGAAAAACTTACACCCGAATCAATAGCCGAGCGTGAAGCCAATATTGTTAAGAATACATTAGAGAGACAAAAGGGTACACCTTTGGGAATATATCTGTTTTAAATGATGGAGGGGGTGAACATATGGCCTCCTCTAAATCTTTATAATCAAAAGATTATACCCTATATTATTTTAGAAATATTTTGAATGATGGCTAATAAGAATAGAAACATATTTTCGGGCTTGAATGACGTTCTTTTTGGTAGTTCCATACCAAAAGAATTTAAGAAAACGACAACATATAATATCGGTAATTCAAACCCAGTTCTTTATTCAACCAATAGTAGAGAGGATTATGAACAGAAGAAACTTCAATTGAGGCAACAAAAACTCCTTTCCTATCAATGGGTGAAATCAGGCGTGGATAACATGCAGGATTCCCTTGCAGGTCTCACAAGTGTAAAACTTATGTACAGGGATGCTGACCTTATGTGCTCAGATACATATATTTCAAGTGCATTGGAGATTGTATCGGATGAGGCTTGCTGTATCAATTCCAAAGGAAAGATGCTTAATATCTATTCAAAATCAGAAAGAATAAAAGCAGTTCTTGAGGATTTGTTTGTTAACAGATTGGATGTTAATACAATACTTCCTGCAATATGTTATAACATGTTGAAATACGGTAACGAATATATGCTCTTTAACCTTAATATTGAAGAGGGTATTACAGGATGGAGAGAGATACCACCATATGATATGGAACGTTATGAAAACGGTATGGATAGTCCTTATGTTGCACCCGCCAATTTGGTTCATGGTAATGGTTTAAAACCAGAAGAAACTAAATTTGTGCGTGTAGGTAAGAATGAAAGTCTTCCTTATAGGAGTTGGCAAATCGCCCATTTCCGTTATTTAACCGACACATTTTTCCTCCCTTATGGAGTTTCTTATATACATAAGGCACGTAGGGCTTGGAGAATGTTGTCAATGATGGAAGACTCAATGTTGATATATCGTCTCGACAAAAGTGTTGAAAGAAGGGTATTCAAAATATATGTGGGCGCAATTGATGAACAGGATGTTCCTGCTTATGTACAGGATGTTGCTAACAATTTCAAACGCACACCGCTTATTGACCCCGCAACAGGACAACTCGACCTTAAAAAGGGGTATGCTGATGTGACTTCAGATTATTTCATCCCTGTCCGTTCTGAGAACGCCCCTAACCCAATTGAAACTCTTCCAAGTGCACAGAACAACACACAGATGGATGATATTGAATATATGAAGAATAAGGTTCTTGCAGCACTTCGATTGCCTAAAACTTTCTTGAATTTCCAAGAAGCACAAGGAAAGGGGCAAAATCTTTCTATCATGGATATTCGTTTCTGTAGAATGGTTAATAGGGTACAGCAATTCCTTATTATGGAGTTGAATAAGATTGCCATTACCCATCTATATCTTCTTGGTTTTGAAGATGACCTTACCAATTTCTCAATTACAATGAATAACCCATCGCCTCAGATAGAAGCACAGGAACTTGAAGATATTACTAAGAGGGCGACTGTGGCACAACAACTTCTTTCAGACCCAGGTAATGGAATCCAAATGTGGAGTCTTCATAGAGTTCTTAAAGAAATCATGAAGATGACAGATAAGGAAATTGCCGACAACCTTAATGAGATACGTCTTGAAAAGGCTCTTGCTGCGGAACTTATGAAGACAGAACAGATTATTAAGAGAACAGGCCTCTTCGACCCTATTGATAATATCTATGGCGAAATTGATGCTGAATATCAGGAAGGTAACCCTCAGGAAGGTGGTGGCATGGGTGCCGGTGGAGCCATGGGAGGCGGTGGATTCGGTGCAGGCCTTGGTGGTGGAATGGATGACATTGGAAGCGATGTTGACAGTCTCGGTGCCCCGGGAGCCGATACAAGTGGCGATATAGGCGGCGAAACAGGGACAGTTGATATGGGGGGAGCCGCTGCCGCTGATGCAGGAAATGCCACAATGGAAAACACAACAAAAAACAAGAATCTAATTCTCGAAAACATTTTTATGGGAAAGCATGATATCAAGAAATCGGTAATTAATGAATATATTAACCGCCTTAAAGAAAATGATATTGATGAAAACGAAAAGATGAACACCCGTGTTGATTTTGTCAGTGAAAATCTTATTCTAAATGAAACAACCCAATCACTTTTAGATGGGCTTTCCAAAAGATTGAATGAGATTGATAAGGAAGGTGATAATGTTCTTTAACAGACTATTTATTGTAAATTAAAAACGAAATTCATTATGAAAAAAAACATATTATACGAATCAGTATCTAATGTCAACGACCTCGATACCCTTAATGAAATGAAAAACAAATTCATCTCTCTTTGCGAAAAGAGAGAAAAAGAGTTAAATGTTATTGCAGAGGCTGAAAATCTTAATACAAACTCATTTCTTTTTATTAAAGAAAGTTTTGCGAGTCTTTGCCCATCACTTATTAAAACAAAAAAAGGGGCTGCACTTATTAAAAAATATGTCAAGGAACATAAAGAAAATAAAGACCTTCGGAAAATGTTCAACATTTATGAGAATATCACATCAATTGATAACACCATCAATGTTGAAACATTCGTGAATGAAATGAAAACAATGGTGGGAGACCTTGATTTTGACTCTTTAAATGAGGGTATTTCACGTTTAAATACAATTTTGAAGCAAGGATACATTGAAGTTGGAGAAGAGGCTAAAAACGCCGTTTCTGCACATAATAACAGGGTATTGGATGAATCAGTAAACTATGTCTTCGGAAATACCAAGAAACTCGACAACATGGCCCGTTATAATCTATGTGTTAATGAGATTAAAAAATTTGTTGCTGAAAACAAGATAAATCCTCTTTCATTCAAGAGCAATACCAATTTAGATAATCTTGTTGAAGAATTTAACAATCGTTTTTCCGCAGATATAATTGGAGAGAAGAATTTTGCTCTCATTAAGGAAATTCATGAATGTGAGAATAAAAACGAGATTTTTGAAAAGTATAAGAACGAGTGTATTAACAAAATTAACGAAGCAATTAATGCTAACATCAGTCAGGAAACATGTAATCAACTCGTTGAATTCAGAACTCGCCTAACAAAAAAAGAATACAACCCTGAAACTTTGGGAATGGATATCACAAATTTCATTGAACTTGGAGAAACTGTTTCAGAATAAAGAAAAGCCTGAGAAAATCTCAGGCTTTTTTATTTTATATAAATTTTTAAATCTTCTGATATCGGAACGATAAGTTTTCCTTGCGGAAAATCCACACCTTCCTCAGTAAGATTTCCGTGGAAATCTATCGTAAACTGCCCCTTATATACCCCGCTTTCCTTTGTATCACGTTCTCTCCAACGATATTCAATTACATATTTTTCTTCACATCCATCTGTTTTTGCGAGAATAACATTACAAGGCGCTTTAGATATTTTCAATACATCAGTATCTACATTCCACATTGAAAATGTTATTGTAGCATCCTGTAATGATTTATTAATGATATCCGATTTAAGGAAATCAGTTCTTCCATCATTTATTAATTCAATTCTGAGGTACGGAGCGGTAGCCCCCTTTATAATAAAAAATTCTTGATTCATGCCAATATATTTTCCTTATAAATAGTTTTCTTCTCAGGTTTATTGATTGCAAAGCCACTGTAATTGATTGTCTTCTTAAATTCTTTGAATAATTTTGGTGACAGTGAAATTGTTTCATCAAGAAGTTCTGAAGCGGTAGCACCTTTTGTTTGCTTTAAATGACATTGAACCGATAGATAAGATTTCTTACCAATTTTCATTCGTTCATAAGGTATTTCAACAGAACAGATATAATTCTTTTCAAAAATAGGATTTTGATTAATGAAATTTTTTATATTATCATTAATTGATTTTTCCATGAAATCAGTATCCTCTTTATATTCATCTTTCTGCTGAAACGGAGTAACAAATACCCCGGTTTCAATATACACACTTGTGGGTTTTTCCCTATTAAGCATACCTATTTTAATTTTGAATCCGTCATCTTCAAATTTCTTTTCAATACCCAAACGTTTAGCCATCTTAAAAATATATTTCCCTATTAATATAGGGAAATATATTCAAAAAGTCAAGAGGTAATAATGGAAAATTTAAAAAAAATGAAGGGAGGTCTTCTTCATGAAGAGCCTCCCCAGTCTTAATACGTAAGTATTTGACCTCAGCCAATCTGAGATTTAACTATGTTGTTAGTGTGCGTAAGTATTTTCGTATATACGAAGCCTACTCACCAAAATAGTTCAGAATTGTGTTGATAATCGGATTTCTAACCACATCTTCTTCCCCGAATTCAACGATTCCCATTCTATCATCAGGGTATTCTTTAACTTTTTCAATTATATAATTGAGTCCTGATGTTTCCTTTTTAAGTTTTGGGTGGTCAATTTGGTCTGTATCACCCATTATAATAAATTTTGCATTATATGATATTCTTGTCAACAAGGTTTTCATCCCCCGTATTGTTAGATTTTGCATTTCATCGCCCAAAACAATACAGTTTTTGAGATTTACGCCTCTTAAAAAAGATATTGGCATGTATTCTATATAACCTTGTTCAAATAACTTTTCTCTACTTCCTTTCCCAATTAACTCATCTATAACAATTTGAAAACTCATCATACTTGGATAGAGTTTCTCATTCACAGTTCCCGGTAACAAACCCAAAGGTTCTTCACTCTGTATTGAACTTGTTACAAGATATATTTTTTCAAATTCTTCTTTTTCTTTTAAAAGTTCCAAGGCCTTGCAAACAGCGACGTAAGTTTTCCCACAGCCCGCTTTACCTTTCACAAACACCATTTCAACATTATCATTATCAATGAGGTTTGCATAGTCCTTCTGTTTCTTGTTCTTGCACTTTAATCTCACCTTATAGGGGAGTTTCTTTTGAGGGATGTAGAGTTCTTCCTCGTTTGGTAACACCACCTCAGTCTTCTTTTTCTTTCCCATTAAAAATTGGTTTCTGTCAATTATTTTGTTTATTCCGGAATAATTGCTTCTGATAATAAATATCATATATTGATTGAATATTTTGTCATGGAAGATATCAAAAACAAAGAAAAAAGTTCCTATTTTACCTAACTATTTATATATAAATTACTTGATTGGTTATGATAAAACACACTTTTTTAGATAAATGTTGTACCATTGTCATGGGTTCTGATTTGAACACAGGATTGAACCCTGTTGCTGAATTGAATTGTGGTAATGGCGTGTCGAGGGCGTTAATTCATTTTGATATTGAAGGGCTTAAAAAAATGGAAAAAGAGAAACGTTTTCCAAATAGAAACAGCCTTAAACACATATTACACCTTACCAATTGTGGTTCTGTAAATAATGATGTTCATAATCAAACCCTCACCTCATCAGGATGTATATCTAAAGAAAGAGCAACTTCATTCGATGTTATTTTATTTAAAGTTCCAATGGAATGGGATAATGGTAAAGGCGTTGATTTTAAAACTGATTTTTGGATAACTGACAATCATAAATATTCAACATCCGGTTGTAATTGGTTTCAACCTAAAAACGGCTATTTGTGGGAAGAAGAAGGAATATATACCTCTCATAACCTTTCACTTGAATATGATAAGTTTTCAGCAGGTGAGGATAGTCTGATTATATCCAGACAACATTTTGATATTGGTAATGAAAATTTTACTTTCGATATTACTGATTATGTAAATGACCTTATTGATGAAAAAGAAGAAAATTACGGTCTCTGTCTTGCTTTTTCACCATTAGCGGAAATGAGTGAAACTGAGAAAACACAATATATTGGTTTCTTTGGGCCTTATACCAATACTTTTTTCCACCCATACCTTGAAACAACATATTACGAACCGATAAAAGACAATAGGAATAACTTCCATATTGGTGCTTTAAATCGTCTTTATTTCTATTGCGATGGTTTCAATTTGGATGAAATGCCAGTGTGCAAAATTGAGGGACTTAATGAGGCAATCAAGGTATATCAACAAACAACAGGGGTGTATTACGCTGAACTTGTAATACCGATGGAATATGTTGAAGAAAATACAATTATGTACGACATATGGGATAATATCATCATAGAAGGAAAACTCCAACCATCATTTGAAAATGAATTCGTTGTTTTAGGCCCTAAAAAATTGTTCGGACACAGGGGTAACAATGAAGGTACATACATACCTTATACAACAGGTATTAACGATGATGAAAAATTGGCAATAGGAGAAACGAGGGAGGTTGAAATTACGTTCCGTAAAAAGTATTCAACCAATGAATATAAAGTATTTGATGATTCAGAATATCGTTTATACTGTATGGATGGCAGCAAAGAACTCATTGTTTTTGACTGGCAGCCGATAGACTCATACCCTTCATCCAATAGTTTCATGTTAGACACGAATAACTTGATACCAAATAGGTATATTGTTGACATCAGAAAAGGAAACGATTATTTCAAGGATGTACTACGTTTTGAAGTGGTAAGCAACGTCAATAACAAATACATTTAAAAATAAATCATATGAGACTTACCCAAAATGATATAAGATATATAATTAACGAATCATCGAAAAGAATCCTTAATGAAATTAGCATTAAGGATTCCTATTTGCGTTTCTATCAAGATATAAAACAAACTGTTTTCAATTTAATTGTTGGAAAACTTAATGGAGGTACTTTAAACTATAATAACAATGCTGTTTTATTACCCGAAACAAAATGGGCTTTGCAGATATATAGAAAAAGTGGAGATATTGAAAAAGAAAGATTCCTTGAAGATATATACAAATTAAAAAATTCCGATGGGACAGGTTATCTTGACATATTCATTCGTTTAAAAAACAGAAGAATGATATCAGGACCTGATGCAGACCTTAACAAATATAAAACAATCGGCGAACTTGGAAGATTTGTTAATTCTTTTGATTTAGATACTGTAATGGATAGGACTAAGGGTGAGATGTCAAATGCCGTTAATTCAGCAGCAAACGATATTGAAATCCCCTATGAGGATGAGGTTTGGAAAGTTGTTATTCCAAAAACATATGAGGCGTCATGCTATTGGGGAAAGGGTAGTGAATGGTGCACCGCAACAAGAGAAACTGATAAATATTACCGTACATATTCAAGCCAAGGCCCGCTTTATATAAACATTAATAAAACAAATTCAGCCGAAAAATATCAGTTTCATTTCGAATCAAAACAATTCATGGATATAGACGATGTTGAAATTGATACCCCTATTTTTACTACTATAGGCGCTACCGAGGGTCTTATTAACTTTTACTCCAAAATACGTTCTGCAGATGATATAATGAATATGAAATATGAGCCACTTGGTGATGGGTGTTGGTTAATAGAAA